CTACTTCCGCGCGCGGCGTGGGTGGGAAACGTGGTTGTTCTTTGCGATCTGGGCCTCTTCCATCGCTTCGACGCCGGTCCGGATATCCTCGACCAAAACGTGGGCGTAGCGCATCGTCGTCTCGATGCGGGAGTGGCCGAGCTGCTTCTGGGTGAGCTTGAGGTTCCCGGTAGCCCGGACCAGCCGCGTGCCCATGGTGTGGCGGGTGTCGTGGCGGCGGAAGCCCTCCGCGATTCCAGCGTCGCGGACGTGCCGCCGCCAGTGCGACTTGAAACCGTTGTCGGTGATCGGGTGGCGCTTCGGTTCGAGCGGCTTGCCGTCCGGTCCCTTGCCGGGGCGAGCCTCGGCGTAGGTGAACACGTGGGTCGGGTGATGACCGACGGCCTCGTCGATGATCGCGAGCTGCCGCGGCGTGAGCGGCATCGTGTAGAACCGGGCCTGTCCGTCCTTGCCCTTGTTCTTGATGCGGACGAGCATGCTGAGCCGGTCGACCTGGGCCCAGGTCAGCAGCGCGCCCTGTGCCCGGCAGCCGGTGGCTATCATGAACCGGAAGAGCCGGCCGTAATCGGGGCCGAGCGCCTTGATGATACGCTTCTCCTCGTCAACGCTGGCCTCGCGGACGCGCTCCTCCGGCTCGCGAAGGCGAAAGTCGCCCCACTTCGGAGACATCACCGGGTAGCCCCAGACATCTCGGGCGCGCAGGAACAGCTTGCGGAGCGGGTCGACCGCGTAGCGGTTCACCGTCGCGTTCTGGACCGTGTCGGACGGGATCTCGCGCAGCCGACGCGAGTCCTTGTCTCGCACGACGCGGATGCCGCGGCGCCGCGCCACCATCTGAGCGATCTTCTGGCCGGTGATCTCGGTGAGCAGCGTATCCTCGCCGAAGTGGTCCATAATCCACTCCAGTGATCGCCACGTCGTCGCCGGTACCGCGTGATGCTTGCCGACCTCTTCCCAGTAGAGCGCAACCAACACCGCCATCGTCGGCGGCTCCTTCCCGCCCCACTCCTGGCGCTGCTTCTTGACCGCCGCCCTGTTCGCCTTGGCTTCGGCCTTCAGCTGCTTTTCGGTGAGCTGCGCGGCACGCCGCTCAGTCTGGCCCGTAGAGAGGCGATATCGGTCACCTTCGATCCAAAACTCGCACCAGTAGGCCGACGCGTCGGGACGCTTATAGACGGACATTCCGATCGCCTCTGATCGTGAAGGTAATCGAGCAGGTCGCTGAGCAGGAATCGGCGGAGCTTCCGCTTCTCCCCAGTCCCCCGCAACACGTATTTGATCCGGCCCCGGTCGACCTCGCGGCGGAGCGTCTTCTGGTCCATCTCTAGGGCGGAGGCGGTCTCCTGGAGGGTGAGAGTCGTGCGCCCGTCGAAGGCCGCGGCGAGGCGGCTCGGCACCGGCAGACGTTCGGTCATTCCCCTCCTCCGAGGTAAGGCAACAGCGGTGTCAGCTCGCGCTTCTCGTGCGCGAGTCTCATGTCCTCGCGGACAGCCTCGCCGAAGGTGACGCTCGCGCCGGGTGGCACCGTGTTGGCGAGGAACTCGTCCTCGAACACCACGATGCCGACTTCCACGGCCTCCAGCTTGGCCTTGATGACCAGGGCGAGCGCCCGCCAACGCGATCGGCAGGCCTGTTCCCATGCGGCCTCGGCGACGCTGGCAGAGCGCACCTTGCCGGTCTCGGTCAGCACGAACTCGCCGGCCTTCGGGTCCGGCATCGCGAGCCGGAAGAGGATCCGCCGGCCGCGCATCGTGAAGTGGATCGCGGCCTGCGTGTCGCTCTCCATGTGGGCGAACTCGCTGGCGCCGTAGCGCCGGACGGTCGTCCGGATCTCGGAGATGCTGCGGTCCATCGGGACCGAGGTGTCGGCGGCGTAGCGGCGGTTCACGCTGCCCTCCCGCTCGTGTCCTCGGTCGGCCGAATTATGCCGTCGACCGGCTTCCCGGCCTTGGCTCGGATCGCCTCGATGTCCGCGACCATCTTGCTTCGCCCGCGCTGCTGCGCGTCGAAGTAGGAGGCCCCGTAGCGGTCGGTTTCCAGCGCGCCGGCCTGGATCGCCAAGGCGCGTTTGCCCTTCGCGATGTCGAAGTGGATCCACGAGGCGTTGCGGTGCTTCCCGAACGAGAGATCCGGGTGGCCCTGGATCCACTTCCGGTCGACGCCAATGAGGTCCACCATCGCCAGCAGCTCGTCCAAGCTGTCGGCCCAGAGGTGGCACATCATCATGCGCCCGAACGGAAAGATGGGCTGGTCGACGTAGCAGCTCATTCCGCGGCCTCGGCGATCGGCGCGAGCTGGTCGATGTTGCGCGCGTGGACGGAGAAGGTGACGGCCACGACCCACGGGTTTTCCTCCCACGCGTCGGCGCCGTTGATGCTGCGCCAGAGCGCCTCGAAGGCATGGGTCGCCGTCTCGAAGTAGCCGCCGAACCGGCACGCGGCGCGGCTGTCGGCATGTGAGAGGGTCGGATCGTAGAAGCCGCGGCCAGACCGAAGGCGCTCGATCCCTTCCGCGATCGCGTCCGCCTCGCTGATGCCCTGCAGCCGCTCGACCCGGACGTCGGTCACCAGGAGCGTGAGGCGCGAGGCCCAGCGTGGCATGAACAGCGACGGCCGGCGCTTGCCGAATACCCAGAGCGGGTTCCGGTTCTCGGGGTCGGCCTCGTAGGTCACTTTCGACCGGTCGTCGGCGAGATCCCGCGGCTTCAGGCAGTCGACCTTCTGGAGCGTCCGCCACGACTCTCTCACCCATAGCCGATCGCCGACCTGCCAGGGCAGCCGCATCCAGTAGTGCTCGCCCTCGGCATCTACCGGCCACGCGCGCAGGGCCCGCCGCGGGGTCTGCTCCGGCTCGCTCCAGCGCCAAAGCCTGGACGGGACCCAGCGGTGCTCGACGTTGAGCATGTCGGGCTGCTGGCAGAACGTCGCCCAATCCGGCGGCTGCGGCTTCAGGATCCGCCGCGTCTGCGTCTTGCCGGTACCAGGCTGGTGCGCCTCGCGGAGCAGGGCCTGGACCATCGGCGCGCTGAAAAGGATGGGACGGTCAGCCACGGGCCACCTCCGGGAATCCGTTGTGCTCGACACCGTCGAGGAGACGGCCGGCGGCCTTCTTGCCGAGTTGCTTCAGCGTCAGCGGGGGGCCGAGCACGTCATCCATGCGCGTCGGGATCGCGATCTTGATGGTGCGCGTGCCTGGGCCGACGAGGGTCTGGATCTCGCCGAGGTAGGCACTGCGGGCTGAAGGGGCGGCGTCAAAGGCCGCGCCCGGCCCCCACGAACCCCATTGCTTGAACAGGTACGCCACTCCCGCGGCCGCGCAGGCGTCGCGGATCTGGCGCGCCCAGTCCGGGTGCATCGGCCGGGCGCCGGGGCCGCTCTCGCCGCCCACGATGATCCAATCGAGACCGCTCGTCTTCGGCAGCGGGTTCGGTGATGAGGCGATCATGTGTGGCGAGTAGCGAGCCCCATGAAAGCCCGTCAGCGCATCCACGAAGAAGGTTGTCTGCGGGGCATCACAGGGGATCGCGATGTGGCGGAAGTCGATCGGTCCCAGCAGCGGCTCTGCCGACACGAACCGCACCGCGGCCGGCGTCGCCAGCAGGTCCGGCACGCGCTCGTCGGCGCGACGTTGGTCCTCGGCCGAGACGCCCAGCCAGACATTCGGGAGCGGCCATGTCCCGCAAGCGCCGATCGCGCGGCTGCGCCACTTCCCGTCGACCGGCTCCATCGTCCAAGCTGGCGCGACCAGACGGAGGACGTCACCGACGACGTTCCAGGCGATGTGATTGCGGACGTCCTGCTTGCCGCCGCCCGGGCCGCGGGTAAGGTAGGCCCGCATCCGGTCCGCCCGCTTCGTCAGCACCTGGAAGGTGTGCTGCGGGCAGAGGGCCATCACGGCGAACACGCGGTCGATCCACTCGTCCGGCACGTCCTCGTGGAAGAGGTCGGACATGCTGTTGACGAAGATGCGCCGCGGCCGCTGCCAACGGAGCGGCAGCGTCAGCGCGGCCTCGACCAAGCGCATGTCGCCGGTCCAGACCGCCTTCCCGTTCACGACCCGGGTGAGGCCCGCGTAGGGGCTGACCCGGCCGAGAGCGGCCATCATTAGCTCCTGCCGGCGAGCAGTCGGCATAGCATAGCAGTGCGTGCAGCCGGGCGATTTCAGCGAGCAGCCCGCGATCGGGTTCCAGGTCGCGTCGGTCCACTCGATGGATGAGGTCTCAGCCATCAGTTGAACCCTCCCGGCATCATGTCCTCGTCGAAGTCGCGATCCGCCGCTGCCCGCTGGCAGGAGCCGCAGAGCGTGGTCGGGTCGTCCTTCTGGTGAGCGCAGGGCGCGAATGCCGACCGGCAGCCATCCGCGAGCGCGACCGGCCGGGCTGGGCCGCTCTTCGCGAGAGCGTCGAGCACGTCCTTCCGCCCCTGCTCACGGGCCGCGGCCATGAGCGCCAGCAGACCCTCCTCATTCGAGGCGTAGGCCGGAAGCGCGAGATACGGCAGCTGCTCCTCGCTGGTCTCCTCGAAGCCGTGCTGGCGCGCGGCCTCAAGCCAAAAGTCGCGCTCCTCGGTGCCGGGCGCGGGCACGGTGACGCTCACGAGCGGCGCTATGCCATGCCCCGCGCTGATCTCGGCCTCGGACGCCGGCAGGAAGTCGATCAGCCACTGCCGGAGCGCGAGCACCTCGGACGCCTCGATGCGCGCCACGTAGAGGTCGCGGCCCTCCTCGTTGATGAGGTCCAGCTCCTCGTCCTTGAAGACCAGCTCCAGCGAGCCGTCGCGGAGGTGCAGGGTCGCGGACATGCCCTCCACGCCGGCGCAGGCGTGGGTGTAGTATGGCCGGCGCTTGTCCCCGTAGGCGGCCGGTGCAAGCTTCCGGGCGACCACCTTCAACGCGGCGCTCCGGGCCATCGCGTCCTTGAGCCCGGCGGCGATGCCCGGCGCGCCTGCCTCCAGGCTCTCGCGGATCAGCAGGAACACCGCGGGATAGGCGCCATCCGAGAACGGCTCGACCGGGAAGGGCTGGTGGCCGGAGAGCAGACCGATGCTCTCGGCCGCCCGCTTCAGCGCGTAGTTCTTCGCGACCTGGTCGTCGGTCGCTGCCGCCCGCTTGAGGGCCTGCTGGACCGCCGGATAATCGTCGGGCGGGATCGCGGCGACGTCGCGCGCCGAGATCTCCGGCTCGCGCGTGATGGTGCTGGACTCGGCCATGCTGCTACTCCGCGGCTTCGGGGATGGGGGTGAGAGCGGCGGCGGCGACGTCGCGCGGCCACGCCCAGATCTTCATGCGGCGCCCAAGACGGCCGGTCCGGCTATCGGGCCCGCCGCCACCGCCGCGACCGAGCAGCAGCCAGCCGTCGAAGCGGTAGAGGTCACCCGAGTGCAGGGCCTCGTCCTGGTAGGAGATCGCCAGCGCGCGGCCGTGCGCGGCGGCGATCGCCGGGAACAGCATCTCGCGCCACAGGCGGAGCATGGGCCGGCAGAGACCGGGCCGGGCCGCGCAGAGACGGATGAGCTCGACGCACGCCGCTCGGCGGATCCCGGTCTGCCCGACCACCTCACGGACCGTCTCGCCCGCAGCTGCGACCGCGACCGGCTCGCCGCGCTCGAACATCGCGTGGTGCGCCTCGAACGCGTAAGCCGGGCGCTGGTACGGCCCCATGCGGTGGCCCCAGCGGACGAGGAGCCGGTTCAGCTCTGCGCGGTCTATCGCTTCGATGTGCTGGACGGGGGCGACGAGCATCATGCCGCCCTCCCGATGAGATCAGGCTGGCGGGCCGCTAGATCGAGCGCCGGCAAGGTCGTCGCGAAGCGGGTCGCGCTCGTGCCGTCGATGCTGTGCGCCATCGCGGCGTGAGCCATGCGAATGCGGCGGATGGTGTTCACCCGGGCCACGTGGAAGTGGCAGCCGTGCTCGCGGCAGAACGCACCCCAGTCCGCCATGCGGGCGAGCTTCCACTCGGTCGAGCCGCCCAGGAAGATGCCGACGCTCGGGCCCACCAGCGGCGCGAGGTCGGCGTGCTCCATGCCGTCCTGCACCGCGATCAGGACCAGCGGCACGACTGCCAAGCACCGGTTGAGGTAGCGGACGGACAGGTCGAGCGAGCGCAGGCCGCCGGCGACGATGTCCGGCAGCACCAGCCACTCCGCGGGCCGGTCGAGCCGGAATAGCCAGTCGAGGAAGCGCTCGAACTCCTCCTCGTCGAACTCGCGTCCGATCTGGAAATCGCTCCATGCGCCGTTGTCGGCGACGATGCGGAAACGGATCGGCTCGCCCGTCTCCGGACAGGTCCACGCCTCCACGCGCCAGACGCCGGCGCGCGAGACCAGCAGGCCCCAGCCGTGCCGGCCGAGGGCGTCGAGGTTCCGGCGCGTGCCGGTGCGAGAGGCCCAGCACATCATGCCGCCGCTCCTGGGTCTGCGAAGAGGGGACCGTGGTCGGCGGGCTTGTGGCCGTGGCGGATGCGGTCGCGCTCGACGGGGCCAGCCCGGTCCGCCGCGATCCGGCGCTCGGCCATGGCCGCATATTCGGGGTTGAGCTCGATCAGCAGCGCGTCGCGGCCGAGCCGCTGGGCGACGAGGCCGGTAGTGCCGGCGCCGCCGAACGGATCGAGGACGATGCCGCCGGCTGGGCAGCCGGCTTTGATGCAGTCGACGATCAGCCCAGGCGGGAATGTCGCGAAGTGCGCCTCGGCGAAAGGCGCCGTGGTGACCGTCCAGACGGATCGCTTGTTGCGGGTCAGCCCCTCCCAAGGGACCGAGCCGCAGACGTTCGAGCCGGTACCTTCCGGGCAGCCCCGGGCTGTCCCGGGTTTGCGCTCGATGTTGCCCGACCGCTTGATGCGGTCGCGGCCGCGCGGCGTGATGGCCGGGCGCAGCTGGTCGAGGCGCCCCCAGCCTACGCCCGTCTTCGTCTCTGGGCCGGAGACGGGCTCAGCGATTGCCACGGCGTCGAAGTGGTACCGCTCGCTCCTCGAGAGCAGGAACAGGTACTCGTGCGCCTTCGTGCACCGATCCTCGATGCTCTCCGGCATCGGATTGGGCTTCGACCAGATGATGTCCTGGCGCAGCCACCAGCCGTCCGCCTGAAGCGCGAAGGCGACGCGCCACGGGATGCCGATCAGGTCCTTCGGCTTGAGGCCCAACTCCCGGATCGTGCCGGCACCCTGCGACCGCTTGGCGTGGTTGCGGATGCGCGAGCCCTTCCATGAGTGATCGGCCGCGCTGCTCTCCCGCTGTCCTTGTGCTCCCCAAGATCCAGCGTAGCTGTCGCCGAGGTTCAGCCAGAGCGTGCCGTCCTTTCGGAGCACACGTCGCACCTCGCGGAAAACCGCCACCAGCTCGGACACGAAGGCGGTCGGCGTAGCCTCGAGGCCGATCTGGCCGTTCACGCCGTAGTCCCGCAGACCGAAGTACGGCGGGCTGGTTACGACGCAATGCACGCTCTCGTCCGGCAGGGTGCGCAGGACCTCGCGGCAGTCGCCCTGAAGGATGCGGACCGTCATGCCGCCACCCCTTCGCCGCTCGCCGGGGCGCGCCGCTTCCGGCCCTTGAGCTTCGGCCGGTCACCGCGCTTCGCCCATTCGCGCACCTCGGGGTACGCGACGCCGGTCAGCGCGGCCCAAGCCTCGCGGCACTGCTCCAGCGTGAACATCGCCGTGTGGCAGGTCTCGCGGGTGAGCCCCATGCGGGCGGCGAGGAAGCCGTAGACGCGCGCTCGGGCGGCCCGCTGCGTAGCCTTGATGCCGTCGGCGTCGAGACGGCCGTATCCGCCAGTCCGCGGGGCATCCTTCCAGAGCGGGTCGATCCTGCGGAGGTGCAGGAGGATCCGTGCCTCGCGCAGCGCGGCGTCGGCCGGGAAGCCCAGCGGATCCTCGGTGCCGGGGTGGCAGCCGACATAGGTGTCCTCGCAGACGGTACAGGCCCAGATCGGCTTGTCCGCGAGGTCCGGGCGGTGCGGGTAGATCTCGCGGCCGTCGGTGAGGCGCGCCGCGGTCTCGCAGGTCGGGCAGATGGGGGCGGCCATCAGCGGTCGCCCTCCCCGCGCGCGGCATCCTCGGCCCGCAGGTCGCGGGCGGCAGAGGCGAACATCCAGGCGAAGGCCGCCAGGGTGCTCGCCGCGCCGAAGCCGATGAAGAAGCTCGGCCAGCACATCAAGCGGCCTCGTCCGAACCGCTGATCGGCCGGACCTGGAAGCACGTCGCCGTGCTCGCCTCGGCCTCGCAGATCAGGGAGCCGTAGCCGATGAGGGGCTCGACCTTCTCGCCGCGGCGGACCGGGCGGACGGACAGCTCGAGCAGGGTGCCGTCCGTGAACCGGACCGCGAACAGGCGGCCGCGGCCCTCGTACCGGGCGCGGCGGCGTTCGTTGATCGTCTCGCGGTGGACGACGCGGCGCTGGGACGACGAGTAGCCGGACCATTCGCCTTCGAGGACGTAGCGGGCCATCAGGCGATGCCCTCCCGCTCGCGCTCGGCCTTCGCCTCGGCCGCCCACGCATCGCGGCGGCGCTGCATCTCGTGGCGGACCGTGAAGAGCACGTCCTCGTCGAAGTCGCGGTCGGCGACCCACTGGAGGAAGCTGAAGTCCACCTCCGACCAGAGCAGGCCGCGGTTCTTGCCGATGTGGCATCGGACCTGGAGCGCCGGCTCGCTCGACCAGCGGATCAGATCCTCCATCGGCGCGAGGGCGAGGAGGTCCCGCAGGTGGTGCGCGGTGACATAGGCGTCTGGGTAGGCCCGGTGAGCAAGCGCGGCCTGGGCGCGGTCCAGTCCCTCCGGCCGGCGCCAGTAGCGCAGGCCCATGTTCGAGTGCAGCGGAGCGTCGGGCCAGAGCCGCAGGGCACACTTGTACGTGCAGATCCAGGGCAGGCCGCCGGTCACCTCGTCGGTGAACCACTGGCGCTCGAACTTCGCCGAGTGCGCGGCCAGCGCGACGATCGGCGCGGCCGTCGTCAGAACGCCCGGAAGCACCCGGTCCCACGCGCGAGCGTCCGCCACATCCTCGTCGACGATGTGGTGCACGGCCGACGTCGCGGGCGTGATCGGGTGGCCCGGGTTCACGAAGGACCACAGGCCGCCCTCAACGCGCCAGTCCGTCAGCGCACCGGCCTCGTCCCGGCCGGCCGCGGCGAGGTCGCACCAGCCCACCTCACAGACACCGGCCTCCGGCGGCTCGAAGCCGGTGGTCTCGAGATCAACGACCCGGATCAGCATCACGCGGCCTCCGCCGTTCCGATGGCCAGGAGGGACGCGACGCGGGCCTCGACCTCGCCGAGGAAGGCGCGCACGGCCGCCTCGTCCTTCGCGATCTGCTCGTCGTCGCGGTGGAGGCGCTTCACCCAGAGGCGGAGGGCCGGCGGCACGCTCGGGTGCCAGGAGGCGAAGTCGCACCACTTCCGGCCCGTGCAGGCCATCTGCCAGCGCATCTGCGGCAGGTACTGCTCGGGGATCGCGCCGGAGAGCAGCGTGTCGAGGTGTGTCCGCAGGGTCGGGCACTTGATCTCGACGAGGCCGAGATCTCCGACGAGCCGGTCCGGGCTGGCGCCGGCCATGGCGATGCTCGGGTGCTCGACGAAGCCGATCTGGTCGACGTCGACGCCGTGCAGGAAGGCGTAGGCGTCGGCCGCCTGCGGCTCACGCTCGGAGCCCTCCAGCATCGGGCCGGTCAGGTAATGCGAGGTGGCGAGTCCGGTCAGCCGTTCGCCGACCAGCTCCATCAGGTAGCGCTCGCGCTCTGCCTTCGGCGTCTTCCCGTCGGCCTTGACCGCGAGAACGTCTGCGACGCGGGACGCGGTGACCTTGCCGACCCTGGCATCGAGCCACTCCGGCGAGCCCTGGACCATATCGGCCATGTCAGCGGCCCTCCTGCTGGCGGGCGCGGTTGGCCACGGTGGTCTTGATGGAGGCGAGGACCTCGTCGAACCGGTTGGCCGGCAGGTCCGGCACGCTCTCGACGCCGAAGAAGCGCAGCAGCCGGTCCGGCGGGATCTTGTGCTCGGTGAGCTGCTTGCGGATCTGCTCCGCCTGCTCGTCGCTGATGACGTCGTCGTTGCCGCCGGCCGGCGCCCCGTCCGTGTCGTACGGGTCGTTCGTCAGCGCGATGTTGAACACCTGCAGGACGAGGTAGCGCCGCGCATAGGTGATCGTGGAGCCGATCCCCTGGATCGGCGTCTTGTTCGCCTTGCCCTGGGCGCCGGCGGTGTCGGGCGGGAGGTCGAGGTGATAGGCGCGCTCGTGCCCCGCCTCGTGCGCGCAGGTGCAGGTGACCCGGAGGTTGCTCTGGATCGGCGACGGCTCGGTATCGAACGACAGCGAGAAGCCGTGCCGGGCGATGATCGGCGCTGTCGCCTTGGCGATGCTCTCCAGGCGGGCGTAGGCGGCGCCAGAGTGCGTGTTGCGGGCGTCTCGCAGGACGCGCGGCAGCTCGGCCTGACAGGCGGACATCGCGGCGTTGAAGGCGATCCGTGCCCGCTCGGCCCGATCCTCGCGCGCCATGACGAGGAACCGCTCTACGCGGTCCGGGTCGATGTTCGGGTCCCGCGCCATCCGCTCGATGATGGAGAGGACGGCAGCGCCCTCGGCCGGCTGGGCGGCGACCGGTGCTGGCGGGTGGTCTTCGACGGTGGCGAGCTGCTGCTTGGCTTGGTTCACGGCGGATCTCCTGAGGGGCTACGGGGCGGGTGACAGGCTCAGTCCCCTGCCCGCTTGGCCTGGCGCTCCAGCCAGCCGCGGACCTTTGCGTCGTCGGTCTGGACGAGGACGGATTCCCCGCTGTCGCGGACGAAAGAGAGGCCAAAGCCGGCGGAGCGGGCGGCGAGCGTGAGGCGCCGGTCGCGGCCGGCCCGGAGCGCCGCGATGAGGTCCCCGCGCTCCCAGCGGGCGCGGACGTGTCCGACCTGGACGTGGACCATGCCGACACGCGGGAGCAGCTCGGCCGCCTCGGCGGGCGTGAGGCGCATATCCTCGGGTGCCGGCGCGGCCGGGCGCGGCTCCGGGGCGGCGAGCGCCAGGGCCGCCGGCAGCGCTAGGGCGAGGTCGAGATAGCTGACGATGCTCACGGGCGAACGAGCTCCAGCAGGGCCCTGCGGTCGGCCGCGGGCAGGTGGCGGAAGGCGGTGAGGAGGGTTCGCTCGTCGGCGGTCACCGCGACGCCATCGACGTCGAGGCCCGCGATGAGGCTGAGATCAAAGCCGTAGAGGCCGGCGAACTGGGCACGGCGGGCGAAGGGGATTGCGTCCTCGCCGCGCTCCCAGCGGCTGAGCACCGTCTGGGACGTCCCGATCAGGTGAGCGACGTCCTGCTGAGGCATGCCGGCACGCAGGCGGGCTTCCCGGACGATGCCCGCGACGGTCTCGCGCTCGGACAGCTCGGCGCCGCTCGGCACACCGCGCGGGCGCGGCCCCGTGGCGGCGAAGCGCGGACGGGACTGCGGCCGGTACTCCGGGCGCAGGAAGGCCGCATCGGAAGTGCGGGCGGGCCTCATCGCGCACCCGCCAGCTTCGCGGTGATGCGCCCGGCGGAGATCTCCACCTTCTGGTGAACCTCGGCGATGCGGCCCTTGATGCGCTCCAGCTTGTCGAGGTCGTAGGCCTGCCCGGCGCCGCGCTCGACAGCGCGCTCGACGTGCCAAGCCATCATGGCGAGGGACTCGATCAATCCGTCCAGGCCGGAGATGCCAGCACCGAGCTCGCCGATGGAGTGGCCCCGATCGAAGTTCGAGAGTCGCGCCTCGATTGCCTCGACGGTGACGCCCGGCGCGAGCCGGACGAGCGGTTGATCCTCGGCGACACTCTCGACGAGGTGCGGCGCGACCTTCGGCAGATGGCCGAAAGCGGCCCGGATGGGATGCTGGGCGTTCATGCTGCCTCGCGGAGTTGATCGGCCTCGAAGTCCGCGATGGCGGCCAGCTCGTCGGCGGCCTCCAGCGCGAGAGAGTCGGCGTGGTCCTGGGCGGCGAAACAGGCTTCGGCCCAGCAGTCGCAGTCGTCGCGGATCAGGCCGTAGGGGCTGTGCGCGGCGTAGCCGGCGGGAGAGCCGCTGATCCGGTAGCCGGCGGGGATGTCGAGGCGCGCCATGGTCAGGCCGCCTCAGGGACGAGGGCGAGCGAGCGCGGGCCGTACATGTCCCCGGCCACCAGTCGCGCCTCGACGTAGAGGTCGGCGGCTCGGAGAAGGTGCTCGCGAGCCTTGTCGACGGTCTGCGGGGCCGTCAGCGGCGCGGGCGTCTCCGGCACGTCGAAGAAGGACGCGATCGGCGCACCGGTGAGCTTGGCGACGATGCTCAGCGCGACGCCGCTGATGCGGCTCGTGCCCTTCTCGTACTTCTGGAGCTGGGCGGCAGAGACGCCGATCGCGGCGGCAACCGTGCGCTGGGTGAGGCGAGCCCGGATCCTGGCGGCGCTGATGCGTTCGCCGATGCGGACGTCGACGTCGGTAGCGGGCTGGCCGGCCATCAGCGGGAGCCCCGGACGGCGGCCACGTGCTGGATGATGAAGCCCGGCACGAACGGGGCGATGCCGATGGTGAACGAGGCCAGCAGGCAGTGCGCGACCGCCGTCGTGGCCGAGGCGTGCTGGAGGTGGTCGAGGTAGGCGGTGAGCATCTGGGGCTCCATCGGCTCGGTGAGCGGCGATGGAGGGAGCATATACACAGTTTGGGGATACGCAAGCGCGAACTTCACAAACTGTGTATTTTGATCGCTGGGATATCCCCAGGTCCTCGGATCAACCCTTGCGCGATCGTTCCTGCAATGTTCTCATTGGGAGACCGGGAGAGCAAGCGTGCCAGCAGAAGATCCGCCCACCGTGGACCTAAGCGAACGAGACCTCCGCTCGCTGGCGATGGAGCTGGCAATGCAGCTCCCCCGCAATGAGCGAGATGCCCATTACGTCATGGAGCTGATGCGAGTCGGGTATGACTTCTTCCTGTGCAACGCAGGTAAGGCCGAGAAGAAAATCCAACCTTTCCGGCCGAAGGTCGCCCGCTAGGCGCGCTTCTTGTTCTTACGGTACTCGGGAGGATCAGCCTTATCGAGTCTCTCGACGAGATCGACAGGCATGCCCGCGAGACTGCCGTCCATGAACCAATCCCGCGTGACGCCGTGCAGGCGCTTTAACTTCGCGCAAACTGGCTGGCTCGGCGGGCTGCGTCCCGACTCGTAGTGATTCCACGACGTCGTGGAGATGCCGATCCGATCGCATAGCTCCCTTTGCGAGGAAGCTACGACCGAACGGAAAAGCCGCACCCTGGCGGCAACTTCATCCAGATACCCGGGCGGATACGAGACCTGCGGCATGCCCGCATTCTCGCACTTCACAATCTGTGTATCCATCAACACGTTCTGCATCTTGTCGTATCCCCAATCTGTGTATATGACGGGGGTATGGAGCCGCTTCGCACCACCTCCGCAGTCATCGACGCTCTGGGCGGAACGGCCGCGGTCGCGCGGCTCACCGGCCGAACGATGCAGGCGGTCTCGAATTGGCGGGACCGCGGGCTGTTCACGGCGGCGGCTTACGAGCCGATCAGCCGTGCCCTTGAAGAGATCGGTCGCGCTGCTGATCCGCGCGTCTGGAAATCACTGCCTCCGTCAGCCCTCGACCAATCCGGGAGGGCCGCGTGATGGGCGCCGATCTGACGGACGTCCTCGGCACCGATCGCGCCGTCAACACGCACGACGATGCCCGCCGCGTGATTGAGGCGGCGCTGGAACGGTACGACGGTCCCTGCTCGCAGGCCTACGCCGACGTTCTGAGCGCCTACGTCGCGGCCACCGACTGGGGCCGCGCCAACCTCTTTCTGGAGATGGCGTACCGGGCGCTTGGCGTCACACGGCCCAGCCGGACCCAGCACGCTCCTGGCCCTCGCGCCACTTTCGCTCCCGCTCGCTTTCGCCCAGATCTGACGGAGTGGATGGGTCGGGCGTTTGCGCCGCCCCCGCGGCCAGTTGGGAGCTGATCCGATGCAGATCAGCCTTCGCCTGCGCCACAATGGCGGCCAAATCCTCCGTCGTGTCGTTGTACCAAGCCGAGAACTCGTACTGCGGGCCGGCGTCTTCAGTAATGCGCAGCGTAGCGCGCCAGCCGGACTGCCGAGTGTTCGGGTTCGTCTCACGGACGACGCCCTGCACCGTGATCGTCGGGTCAGCCATTTTTCAAGCTCCATCGGTCTTCGCACTTCCGATGGTAGGCCGCGCGGGTCGGGTGTCCACTGGACGCTCCGGCCCGCGCCGGTGGCCCCGCACATCGAGGGCCGCTGATGGGTACGGCATGCCTCTGCCTCGGCTTCTGGATCGGTCTGAGCTGCACCGCTGGGCGCGCCCTGATCTCGGGTGGTCCGTCTGACGCGCTGGTCCGCCGCGCGAGCCACGTCGGCCTCGTGGTCGGCGCTGGGCTGATCGTCTGCGGCGGAGCGCTCCGGTGAGCAAGAACGTCGGCTTCATCCCCTTCATCAGCCGTGCTGCGCGTAACGCGGCGATGGCCTCGGCTTATGTCGAGGAGGGTCTATCCCTCTCGCAGGTCGGCGCTCGGTTTGGGGTCGGCAAGCATACTGTTCACGGCATCATCCGCTCGATGCCGGACGTAGCTATGCGGCCTCCGGGGTTCGGTGAGCAGGCCAGCAGGCGCAGCGCGCCGCGGGCGGTCGTTGCCCTGCCGTGCGGCGCTTTCCGTGTCGAACTCACCCGCGGATACTCGACGGTGATCGACGCCTGCGACTTGGAATTGGCGGAAGCCTTCGCGTGGCGCGTTCAAGGCGACGCCGGGAGCCGACGTCTCTACGCCATCCGCAACACCCGAATTGGTCGGCGTTTCGTAGTCGAGTTCTTTCACCGAAGCATCCTCTTGGCTGGTCCTGGCGATTTCGTTGACCATCGCAACGGCGATACGCTCGATAATCGTCGGCACAATCTTCGTCTTTGTAGCGCGTCGGAGAACGCTCGTAATCGCCGCATCGGCCGCAACAATACCAGCGGCTACAAGGGCGTTTATCGGTCGCGCGGCAAGTTTCGAGCACAGATCCGCGCCAACGGTCGACAGCACTATATCGGCATGTTCGCCGATAAGGTCTCGGCTGCGCGCGCGTACAATGCCAAAGCTCTGGAGATGCACGGCGACTATGCTCGACTGAATGACCTCGGGGAAAGCGCATGACGCCCCCTGCCCCGATTCCTCATCTGCGTTCCACCCTGATCTGCCACGCGCGTAGGCCATTCGGCCCGGTGGCGGTCTCCCTCCGGACGACTGCCATGCCGCAAGCTCTCACCGCCGCCGACCGCCTGATGCAGCTCGCGCGGATCCTCCGCTTCGGCGCTTCGGGGCTATTCCTTGAGGTCGAGCAGATCCAGCGCCGCCGTCCCGCGGAAGCGGCGACGGGCCGGAGCGCAGACATCGCCCTGCTGGCGCTCGGGATGCACGAGGCGGCGCAGGAGCTGGACCGCCAGGCTGCGGACGCGGACCTGCAGGCCTACCTCGCGCACCGGGCGGCCGGCGGCGATGTCCTGCTGCTCCCCCTTGCGGTTGTCGTTCGCCAGCCGGAGCAGCCTCGGCCCGCGGCGAACGATGTTGGTCTGCTGGACCGCGTAGCTCGTGCGGTCGGCCGCCTCTTCCGGAGGGCGGCCTAGTATGTCGCTGCCCGTGCACATCGTCGGCTCTGCCGTTCTCGTCCGCGACGATAGTAACTCGCGGATCGTGACAGCGTCTCTACTTGCTGTTGCGCGCCTGTGCACAGCGTCCCCCTATCGCGCCGGGCTTCACCGGCCGATCGCCTGCCCGCACCTTCCCCTCCGTTTCGCCAACGGCGGGCAGGCGTCCCTCATCCCCCATCGCAGCGGTCGCAGGCTCACGCCTCCCGCCAGCGAGCGACCCGGCCGAGACCATCGCAAACTCGGACCCTCGGCCGGGTCGTCCCTTCTCCTGCGCGCCCGTCCCTGCCGCCAAGCCGGCGGTCGCGCTGTGTGTCGTGCGTACCCTCAAGAACTCCCTCTGCATGTCGGCCCTCTCCGTCCGTGGCTTCAAGTAACCACGGACGGATTTGCTGATGTGCAAAAGGTTTTTGCGGAAAGCTCAAATGCCAGACGCTGACGTGATCCGGGCGCGTAGCGCCTTCGACGAGCTGTTGCGCCTCGAGATCCGCGGACCGGGCGACACGGCCAACGCCATGCGCCGGATCGCGACGCGCGCCGCCATCCCCTTCGGGAAGCTGTGGGCGCTCCGCTACCGGCCCCCCAAGGAAATCGCCTCGCACATCCTGGCGCGGATCGAGGCCGCCCACGCCGCCGAATGCGAGCGGCAACTCAGGAGGCTCGCCCATGACGTCCAGGTCACCGCCGCCATCGCTGGCCCTGCGCACCCTGCTGTGCGCGCGGGTGAAGCTCTTCTTCGCGCGGCAGACCGCCCGGCTGAAGGCGCAGCTGCGCGCGTGGCGCGTCCGCTTCGCCAGCCGGTTCAAGCGCTTCCGGTGGAACTGAACGACCTGCCGCTGTGGCGGGCCGCGAACGAGGAGGAGTGAGCGATGAACTGGGGCAACGACGTGGCTGATGGCTACAGGGACTCCGCTCGGATGGCCGAGAAGATGGCCGCGAGCGGCCAGTCCTTGAACGCTGCCACCAACACATCGAATGCGATCGGCGCTCGGAACCCTTCGATCGCGACGGTGATCGACGCCGCCAACGTGGCCGATGAAGCCGTCGGCCAGCGCGTGAAGTCGCTGTTCGCGCTGGTGGAGCGTGCCGAGACCATCGCGACAACGCTTGCCGGTCCGTACCCTTCGCGCGGCCAGTCCGAGGGACGTGGCGATACCTCGAAAGAAGCTAGCCCCTCCTCCGCCTTCGCCGCCATGCAGGTGTCGGTGGATCGCGTCACGTCGCGTGCGGTGTCTGCCGACCCTGCCCTCGCTCGCCTGTCCGCCGCTCTCGAGCAGATCGAGCGCGTGATCGGCTGATCGCCACCTCCGGGCGGCGATCGGCGCCGCTCGGCCACCTTCAGGAGCTGAGCATGGGTTGCGGACCGAAAGACGAGAGCGACGTGGTGCCGTCGGAACAGGGCGTTGTCGTCGGCAGCTCGCTGCCGCCGTTCTCGCCGACGCACATCTCGCACAAGCGGGTCCAGGCCTATCCGCTCGTCCGCCTCAGGCTGGACGAGCAGGATGAGCGCGGCCTCATCGCGATCGTCGACGTCGGCGGCTCGCATCGCGAGATCCCGGTGCCGGCGAGCATCACGGCGCGCGGCACTCCCGAGCCCGGCTCCATGCTGGTCCGCTACGAGCCGAACGAGCGCGAGCCGGACGGCTACTTCGCGTTCTCACCGCGGGCGCCGTTCGATGCCGGCTACACGGCGATCGTGCCGGCCGAGCATCGGAAATCCTACGAGGGCGGCGGCCGCGGGCTGACGTTCGGCCAAGCGCTGGAGCAACTCAAGGCTGGCGACCGGATCGCCCGCGAAGGCTGGAACGGCAAGGGCATGTGGCTCGCCCTGTCCGGCCCGCTGGCAGGCCGCGAGATCGCCTTCGAGAACTTCTGGTCGAAGCCCTGCAGCGAGTTCGCTCGCCTCAACGGCGGCTCCGCGACCGTGCTGCCCTGCATCAACATGAAGACCGCCACCGGTGAGATCCTCATGGGCTGGCTGGCCTCCCAGTCTGACATGCTCGCTGACGACTGGATGGTCGTCTCCGCCTGACCCTTTCCCCGGGCGGCGCGGCCGCTCGGCTCACCCTGAGGAGCCGTCATGCCCCAGTACACGAAGAAGCCGGTCACGATCGAAGCGGTGCAGTTCCTGGCAGGCGAGCAGCCGTCCGAGCTGGGCGCCGACGTGGCGTCCGGCCGGGTGCGCTACGTCGAGGACGGCACCGCGCTCATCGACACGCTCGAAGGCTCCATGATCGCCCGCCCCGGCGACTGGATCATCCGCGGCGTGAAGGGCGAGCTGTACCCCTGCAAGCCGGACATCTTCGCGGCGTCCTACATGCCGGCCTCCCGCGAGGCTGACGCCACCGGCAAGCCGGCGATCACCCGCGCGGAGGCCGATGCCAGCCTGTCGGCGGCCCCGGCGCCGCGCGTCACTCTGGAGAGCCTGGAGGCGAAAGTCGCGAGCGCGGAGTACTTCCGCTCGAAGACGCTCACGATCTGCATCCTGACCCTGGCGAACGGCTTCACGATCGTCGGGAAGTCGGCCTGCGCCTCGCCCGAGAACTACAGCCAGGCGCTCGGCGAGCGGTACGCCTACGACGACGCGTTCCGGCAGATCTGGGCGTTCGAAGGGTACCTACTTCGGCAGTCCCTGGCGGATGCCGGTCGATGAAGGCCCGTCGCGACTTCCGGCAGATGGCCGGTCTGCGCTTCGGCGGCCTCGTGGCAATCGAGGCGGTCCGCACCTTCCGCGGAAGCGCCGCGTGGCGGTGTCGCTGCGACTGCGGCGCCGAGTGCGTGAGGCGCGGCGGCAATCTCCGGAGGACACCGGCGCCGGTCGGATGTGATGCGTGTGCTGCCGCGTCGCGGATTGCCGCTCGCCGTACGCACGGGGCGGTCGGCACGCCCGAGTATGGGATCTTCATGACAATGAAGGCCCGCTGTACGAACAAGGCGGCGAAGAAGTACGCCAATTATGGCGGTGCTGGCATCCGGTGCCTGTTCACGAGCTTCGAGCAGTTCTTGGCCGAGATCGGTCCTCGTCCGACGCCGAAGCACACTGTGGATCGTAGGGACACGTTCGGAGACTATGCGCCGGGCAATGTCCGCTGGGCCACTCAGGCCGAGCAGCAGAAGAACAAGCGGCCGCGCCGCCGTGTGTTCGGCCTGACCCGCGAGGACTTCCTGGGCTTGGCCCGCGCGCCCCTGTCGTTCGGAGCCTGACCATGTCCGACGGCGCCTTCGTCACCACCCTGCCGACGCACTTCGCGACCCTGCGCGAGGGCGTCGAGACGCACGTGCCCGAGACGGCCGTGAACGCGATCGTCCGCAAGGGCCTGATCGCCCTGCTCGGCTGGGCGGAGGCGATGGCCCACGCGCTTGTGTCGATCACGCCGGCGCCCGCCCAGCAGCAGTTCCACGCGCCGCTCGGCGACCGCTCGCCCGTCGTCGAGGAGCCGCGCGTGCCCCGTCACGCCGGCCACGACCCGCGCCTGCCGGGCAACCGCCCGCATCCCTGAAACGAGAACCGCCCGGCCTGCTGTGGGAGCGGGTGCCGGGCGGTCTGAACAGAATGGGCGTGGTGCCCATCCATGGAGAGACCAATGGAAGCCACAACAGACGCGGTCGCGCAAGCCGAAGCCGCTGTAGAGCTCGGCATCGAGACGTTGCGCGGCGACATCCGCGACCGGATCCTCGACAACATCTGCCGGCAGATGCCGTGCTGGACCAAGATGTCCGAGCACGAGCAGCGGTTGATGATCGGCCGCTGTGACGAGGTCGCTGGGAAGACCGTGCGCGAGGCCATCAAGGTCGTGGCGCACCAGGGCTTCGACCACCTGGTCGTCTCGACCGGCAAGTGGACCGTGAAGGACGGCCTCAAGCTCGAGGTCGGCGCGTCCGGCTCGGTCGACGACATCACCAAGCTGGCCGAGCACGGCGCGAAGCCGGCCGTCCTCGTCCTGGCGGAGCCGAGCGTCTTCTTCGGGCAGCGCGCCGATGCGGTTGCCGACAAGGATCAGCCCGACCTCCCCATCGACGAGGACTCGGGGGCCGAGGACGGCGACGAGGAGGGTGATGAGGTCGACGCCGATCGCTCGCCCCTGCCGGAGCCGCCCGCCCGCGAGACCCGGTCGCGCCGCTCGCGCGAACCCGCGGACGCTTGAGCCTGGAGGCGCGCGGTGTCCGAGACCGTCATCATCCGCTTGCCCGGCGCCCCTCGCGGGAAGGGCCGGCACCGCGCGCAACTCGTCCATCGGGGAGGCGTGGCGCGCATCCACTCCCATCCCGACCAGAAGACCGAGGCCTACGAGAGCGCCCTGCGCCTCGCGGCCGGTGCCGTAATGCGCGGGCGCGCCCCCCTCACCGGACCACTGGAGGTCCGGATCTTCGCCACCATGCCGATCCCGGCGAGCTGGTCGAAGCGGAAGCGGCTGGACGCGATCGAGCGCCGCCTGCGGCCCACGACCAAGCCCGACTGGGACAACATCGCCAAAGTCATCGACGCGCTGAACCACGTCGTCTGGGCCGACGACGCTTCCGTGGTCGATGGCCTTGTCCGCAAATTCTACGGCGAGACGCCCGATCTGGTGATCCAGGTCACGGCGCTGGAGCCGCAAGCCGTGAGGGCGGCGGCATGACGTGGCTCCTGATGAGCGCCAGCCGCGTCCTTTACCGCGGCTCCTACGGGCAGGCGCTCGACGCCGCCGAGTCCTTCTCGCTCTGCGCGCGGTCGTTCCACCTGGACGGCACCGAGATGGCGCCCCGCCTCGCGCCCGGCGTGCGCCTGGTCCCGGAAGACATGATGCCGGTCCGCCGCCGGAGGGCCGCATGAGCGATTTCGCGACCCTGCCCCGCCGGCACTACCGCTGCATCGTGATGGACTCGCCGACCCGCTTCGTTGGCGGGACGAAGGGGCGTCCGCAGCACTATCCGCGGATGACAGATCACCAGATCGCTGCCCTTCCGATTGGCGAGTTCGCGCATCCGGACGGCTGCTTCCTCTTCTACTGGCACACGTCGCCGAAGTTCTACCGGGCACCGCGCGCCACCACGCGGCTGACTGCCCAGGAGATCGTCGAGGGCTACGGCTTCCGCTATTCGGCCCGCGCCTTCCTCTGGGTGAAGACCGAGCGCGGCGATCAGGACTCGCTCTTCGCCTACCGGGACGGCCTCTTCATGGGCCAGGGCTACACCACCCGGAAGAATGCCGAGGACTGCCTCCTCTTCCGGCGAGGGCGGCCGCAGCGCCTCTCCGCGTCCGTGCACGAGGTGATCCTCGCTCCGGTGCGTGAGCACAGCCGGAAGCCGGACGAGTTCTACCGCCGCATCGAGCGCTTCTGCCCCGGTCCGTACCTTGAGATCTTCGCCCGCCAATCGCGCCCGGGCTGGGATGCCTGGGGTAATGAATCGACGAAGTTCGACCCGGCTGCGGAGGCGCTGCCCCTCCCTGTGGCGGCGGAGTAGCCGCCATGGCCGTCACCGCAGAGATGATCGACGCCATGGTCGCTGCCGGCATCAGCCCGGAGCAGATCCTCGTCGTCGTTCGCTCCGAGCTGGCCCGTCAGCATGTCACGGCGGCCGAGGCGGAGCGCGCGCGCATCGAGGCGAACCGCGAGGGCAACCGGCTCCGGCAGGCCGCCTTCCGGGCCCGGCGTAACGCGCGTAACGGCGAACGTAACGGAAGTAACGCCGATAACGCGAGTAACGGCGTTACGCCCCCTAAAAGGTCCCCCGCACCCCCTAAAACTACACCCCCAGGGGATTCCCCCTCGGACCCTAAAGGGTCCTCTGCCCCCAAGGGGGCGGACCGGCATCGGGGCACCCGCATCCCGGTCGATTTCGGTCTCCGGCCGGAAGCCCGGCAAGCCTGCCTCGATGCCGGCCTCACCGGTCGGGACGTCGAGGAGGCACTGGCCGAGTTCCAGGATTTCTGGGTCGGCGTTCCCGGCGTCCGCGGCATGAAGCTCGACTGGCTCGCCACGCTTCGGAACCGCCTCCGCGAATCCACCCGCCGCCAGGGCCGCCCCCGAGACGCCCCTGCCCGCCGCGGCACCGGCAACGGCTTCCTCGACGCTCTCCTCGACGACCACGGGGGTTCCCATGACCCAGGTTCCAGCCACCAGCACTCAGAACACGGAAACGTCCATCGCCTCGCGGCCGGCGGCCGCAACTCGGGCCGGTGACGTGGTGGTCGCGATCTACCGCAACCGCCTGGACCGCAGCGGCGGCTATGGCGTGCCGCCTGCGATCCGGTCGGACCAAGCCCCGACCGCGGCAGACCGCGGCGTGATGGTGAACCGTCTCGCGTTGCTCCGTGCCGGCCTCTCTGATGGCGAGGATCCGAGGCCAGGGCAGGTGGCGAAGCGCGACGTCGTCCTGGCGCTGCTGGCTGCGTTCCCGACCTTCGGCGTGGCAGCCGACGGCGCGCGAGCCACGGCGAACCTCTACGTCCGGGCCTTGGCCGAGCTGCCAACGTGGGCCGTTCGTGAGGCCGCCGCTCGCTTCCTCGCCGGCAAGACGTTGCTCCCGTGGGCGGGGGAGCGCTGCCCGACGCCGCCGCAGCTCGCCGCGGAGACGAGGCGGTCGCTCGACGAGATCCACGCGGAGATCGCCGGGCTGGTGGAGGTCCTCGACGCGGTGCCGTACCGGCCGATCTCCGATGCCGAGCGCCAGAAGGTGCTCGACGACATCGCGGCTGCGCCGAACAGCCTGCTCATCGCCGGCAGGGCAGAGCGCGGCTCCTCACCGGCGATCCCTCGTCCCTCTGATGCCGAGATGGTGGCGCCGCTCCGCACTCTGGACGTCTCGCACCTCATGGCGAGCCTCGACCGCAAGCGGGTGCCGGCATGAGCAAGCGCCCCGACATCTGGAAGGCGGAGCTGCGGCGTCGCGAGGCGGATCGGCTGGCCGCAGAAGAAGCCGCAGAGCAGGCGGCGAAGGGAGGGATCGAGCGAACCTGCGCGTCCTGCGGCGTGTTCGGCGCCTCGTTCGGCTTCGGCGTCTTCCGGAATCGCTCCGACGGAATGTGGTCGTGCGCCGATCCGGATTGCCGCGCGATCGTCGAGGCGCGCGTGGCGGTGCCTCAGATGCCGGCCGCGCCCGCCCGCGCTGACCCGCCGGCGGCTGACCTCTTCGGCCGATCGGCTGCGTGAGGAGTATCCGCGTCCGGTGCTGATGGCGAACCCGCTGAGGATCGAAGGCCCAGACCCGCCGGCCATGACGTGCGCGGACGAATGAGGAGCAGCCCATGAATCGTATCGCCGTCAGCCCCGGAGACCGCTTCGGCTTGTTCACCGCCATCGCTCCTCGACCTCGGGACCCGAAATCCAGCCTTCAGCGGTTCCTGTTCCGATGCGCCTGCGGCGTCGAGAAAGACCTGCGCGTGCGCGATGTTGTGCGGGGCATGACGAAGAGTTGCGGCTGTTCTCGCCGCGGAACCGGCAACGGCAATTTCCGCCACGGGCTCTCAAGAACATCCGAGTACGGCATCTGGCGACATATGATCCAGCGCTGCACCGATCCTGAGGATGCTGCGTACTGTAACTATGGCGCCCGCGGCATTCGCGTCTGCGAGCGCTGGGTCGCATCGGTGGACAACTTCATTGCTGATATGGGGCTGCGACCGACTTCTGATCATAGTCTGGAGCGCGTGAACAACGACGGGAACTATGAGCCGGGCAATTGCCGGTGGGCCACGTGGTCAGAGCAGATGCGCAACACGCGCGCTAACAGGTTCGTCGACCACAACGGCGAGCACATGCTTCTTCTGGACGCCTGCGAACAGGCGCCCGTTTCGACCGCCACCGTCCGCCAGCGTCTGGTCGCCGGGTGGGATCCTCATCGGGCGCTCACGACTCCACGAGATGAATCGAAGGTCAGAGAGCGTTCCGTTCGCGCCGGCTGATGTGGAGCGGTGGCTGGTAGCGGCGTTCATGGCCTTCACCAGCTCGGGCATCTTCAGCGTCCGGCCGAACCGGCTCCAGCCGAACGACCCTCAGGAGATGCGGGCGACGTTCGACTGGATCGTCTTCTCCGCCGAGGTCCTCGGCCTCGACAGCCCGGAGCGGATCGCGCTCCTCACCTGGGCCCGGGCGAAGGCACGGCGGCGGATCCGGCGCCACCGCCGGCTCCGCCTCCTGCGCGAGGTCCCCGGGGGCACCGTCACGGACTACTGCGCCGAGGTCGGCGTCCAGCGGCGCACCTTCGACCGGCGCCGGAAGCGGGCGTGCCATCGCCTCGCCGATGCCTGGAACGCAAAGGTCACAGGCACGCCGGAGTGACGCAGGCATAGATCACGCTTGCGTGTGTCCAAAAACGGGACGCAGATCAGGTGTCACGGATCGACGGAAGGTCGACCGCCTCAAGGGGTACCACCGTGGCAGCGTCCAGGACCAAGGCCATCACCCTCGCCGGCTCGCCGGCGTTTCACCCGCCGGGCGCTGTCGCCCGTCATGCCGCCGCGTTGGAGCGGCGCCAGGCTCGCCTCGCGCGAGACCGCGATGCCGGCGCCTCCGAGGAGGTCCTGGCTGCGCACGAGACCGAGGTCGTTCGCCTGACGAAGACGATCCGCCGGTCTCAGCGCCGTGTCGACCGCCTTGCCGTGCTTCGCGCCGAGCAGGCGGATCTGGCCGAGAAGCGCGCCGACAACGACGAGCTGAAGGCGCGGCTCGCCGCGAAGGATGCGGCCGAGAACGAGCGGGCGAAGGACCTCTGCAAGGTCGTGATCGGGCGCATCCAGCAGCGGGAAGCCGATGCTCGGGCGCGCCGGAAGCTGGAGACGCCGCAGGAACGGCACCGTGCGAACCAGCAGCGGCGCCGGCTCAAGCTCAACCCGCACGTCGAGCGGGACACCGCGATCAAGCCCGGCCGCCGCATCGTCACCGATCCGACGAAGCTCGGCGGCTTCGTCGAGGTTCAGGTCAACAAGCAGCTCGACGTGCTGACCATGGAGCACTCGGCCAATCGGATCAGCGATCAGGAGTTCGCCGTCGGCCGCCTCCTCCAGGCCGCGTGGGTCGGCGATCGATCCGAGGTCGACGGCCGCTTGGACCGGCTGGCACAATACGGGATCCTCCCCGGTGGCCAGTCTGGCGAGGACCTCGCCCCTCGCGAGATGGGGATGTTGCGGCACCTGTTCCGGGTTCGCGCCGTCACGCAGCTCGACGAGAAACTCGCTGGCGTCATCGGCTGGATCGGAGTTCGATTCCTCAAGGCCATCCTGGTCGAGGGCCACACCCTCAAGACCTACGCCTCGTGCACGGTCGGGGGTGGTGACCGCGGCGTCGGCCGGGTCGGGGATCGCTTCCGGTGGCTGCTGGAATCGGTGACGGATCACTTCCACACCGCGGAGGGCGCCCGGCGCTATGCACCGGATGACATCTACTCCGCCGACGCCGACACGGTGCCGGGCAGGGTCGCCGCGCTGAAGGCTCGGGCCGCGGACGAGGAGGTCTCCGAAACCGCCCCGGCTTGACACCCGACGGGCGAAACGGCAGGGATCTATATGAAGCGAGACGCGCGCCCGGGGCTGAGAAGCCGCCGGGCGTCTGTGTGTCTGGGCCCAACTTCACCGAACCCGCTCAACAGCTTAGGCGTTGCTCCGGCAGACGCGGCAGCGGTTCCGCGATATGGTCGTTTCACCATGATCCAGCCGGGCGCACCCGCGTGAGCGCGCATGCGACAGTGACCGCGATCGAGCAGGAGGCCGCGGCCTTCTGCCGGCGGCGCTTCCGCGATCAGGCGGACTACCTCGAAGCCAAGGACTCGCACTGCAAGCGCATCGCCGCGCTCGTGCGCCAGCTCCGCCCTCAGCTCGGGACCGTAGAGAAGCGCACGTTCGGCCAGTCCGGCGTGAGCGAGAAGGGCAAGCCGTTCACCGTCGCGAGGCGGCGCCGGGCGGCCTGATTTGTAGGTCGATGCGGAATTACCAAGACATTTCCGCAAGAACCGCTCCGACAGCGTAAATAGCGCAGTAAAATGAGTGACTTACCCGCGATTTCAGGGTCGCGGCGAACCGCTCGCGCCCGGGGCAGAATAAAAACCCAAGAGGCCGCGAAGGCGGTTCTGGCCACCCGGGCGGTGGCCTACCTCCGGGTCTCCACCGATGAGCAGGCCGCTCACGGTTTCGGGCTTGAGACGCAGGAGCGAGCCCTTCGCGCCTTCGCCGAGAGCCAGGCCTACGAGCTCGTCGCCGTCATCACCGACGCGGGCGTTTCTGGGGCGACCCGGCCCGCCGACCGTGCCGGCTTCGGCGAGGTCCTGCAACTCGCGGCCGACGGGAAGTTCTCGGTGCTGCTGGTCTACCGGTTCGACCGGCTCGCCCGCGAGATCCGGTACGCGGTGACCACGGTGGCGGATCTCGCCGAGACGCACGAGGTCGGCATCCGGTCCGTCACCGAGCCGATCGACACGGCGACGCCGATGGGGCGCACCGTGTTCGCGATCCTCGCCGGCATGGCGGAATCGGAGCGGTTCACGATCAGGGACCGGACCGCGGGCGGGAAGCTGGCGAAGGCGGGCCGCGGCGGCTTCGCTGGGGGCCGGGTCCCCTACGGCTACGCCACCGACCGGGCCGGCGGCCTTGTCATTGTTCCGGAGCAGGCGGCGATCGTCCGGCGCATCTTCCGGGAGCGGGGCCGCGGCAAGCGCCCGCGGGCAACCCTCCAGGCGATCGCCGAGGGGCTGAACCGCGACGGCATCCCTTCCCCGACCGGCCGCCGGTGGCGGCACGACACGGTCGGCTACGTCCTCGACAACCCGAAGTACCGCGGGGCGGTCGAGTACCTGTTCACCTGGACCGGCGCCGAGCAGCACGTGCTCCAGCCCGGGACCCACGAAGCCATCATCGGCTGAAGGCCTCCATGCGCATCGAACTCGTCCACGAGCCCTCCGCCGGGCCTCGTCCCTTCCTGCTGCGCGCTCGCCTCGCCGGCGGCCTCGTCCAGGAGGGTTTCGCCACGCGCGAGGACGCCGAGGCTGCCCGGCCCGCGTTCGCGTCGGCGCTTCGCCAGGCCTTCGCGTGACCGCACGCCCCGACTTCACCTCGGCCGACGCGGACCGGGCGCTTCGTCATGCGCAGCGCCTCCAGCGCGACCCGGCGGCCCAAGCCTACGGCGACCACCTCCGCCGCCAGGGCCTGATCCCGGCGCCGGTCCAGCTCCCAGCCGAGACCCCGTACGACGAGGCTCGGGCCGGCGAGTTCGAGGTCCGCCGCTCCATGGCGATGCTGCGAGCCCGGCCATGCTGAAGCGCCTCGTCCTCCGCTGGCTGCTCCGCGGTCAGTCGGCTGCCGCTGCCCCGATCGTCCACCGCGGCGAGCGCGAGCTGACGTCCGGCCCCGACCTCGGCGCACCGGCCGGCCCCATCGCGAAGCTGTCCTACGACGAGGCGCTTCGGTGCTTCGGCGTCCACCAGGGGAGATGAGCATGTCCGTCGTTGCCGGTGTCATCGGCGGCATCGCCGCCCTCGTCGCGCTCACGGCTGCCGCCGGTGTGGCGATCCTGATCCTGTCCGTGATCGCGAAGGGCTACGAGCACTGATGCCCCGCCTCTGCGCCGCCGTCCTGCTCGCCGGCATCGCCGCGGCAGCCCTACGCCCGCGCCGGCCGGCCTCCTTCGTGCTGGTCCGGCCTGCCGTCCCCGACGACGTGCGCGTCTCGGCCGAGCGCCTGACGCTCCTCTTCGGCGACATGCCGTCCAAGGCGAAGCACTGATGCGCGGCATCGTCGGCCTCCGGCACGCTGCCGGCATCCTGCTGGTGCTCGTTGCTGGCTGGGCCTGGGTGTGGGTGTTCGATCGCCCCGCGCATGCCGCACAGCCCGGCTTCCTGGCCGGCGCCCTCGCCTGCCCGGCCGGCGTCGAGGGACCGGACTGCACCCGCGAGACCGCGCTCGACGTGCTCACCCAGCCGGTAGCACTGGTCACCGAGTGCCCGATGGTCGGCACGCTGCTGGCCACGCATCTGAGCCTGCCGGCCGGCGGCACGCACAAGACGTTCTGCGAGCGGCGGAAGGGCTGAGCGATGGCGAGCACCCGGGATGCCTACTTCGCCGAGCTGCTGCGGCAGCAAGCACAGGCACAGGCTTACGCGCAGTGGGACGCGATCAACGGCGCCCAGGCCCGGACCGCCTCACGGGCCGGTGACACCTTCGACTTCCGCACGATGCGCCCCGCCGAGCCGCGCAAGCCCTCCCGCTTCGACGGCCCGGAGGTGATCGACCTCGTGCAGGGCGCCGACGGCGCGTGGCACGTCCCGGCCGCGCTCGAAGCTCGGGTCCGCGCGCTCTGATGCTGGCCCGCCCTCGCCCGCCGGAGCGGCTGCTCGGCCAGGAAGGCGCCCTCACGGCGCTGCCCTTCGAGCCGGCGCCCGAGCTGGAAGCCTGGGCCCGCGCCGCCTTCATCAGCGAGGATGCGGTGCTGCTGAACGAGGAGCACGCGCACCTCCGCGAGGCCACGCTCGGCTTCATGTGGACGTCCGTGCCGAACGCGCGCGGCGGGAACGGTGTCGTCGGGCAGGCCGAGATCCCGTCCATCCAGGGCGGGAAGTGGGCCCGGGCCCGGTTCTTCCAGCAGGTCGAGGCGTGGTTCGGCCTCGTCCCGGACTTCATGATTACGCTCGACGCGGGCTTCGCGGACCAGGCCGACGACGCCACGTTCTGCTCCCTCGTCGAGCACGAGCTCTACCACTGCGCGCAGGCGAAGGACGCCTGGGGCGCCCCGCGGTTCTCGAAGGCGACGGGCCGGCCGATCTTCACGATGCGCGGCCACGATGTCGAGGAGTTCGTCGGCGTCGTCGCGCGCTACGGCGTCGGTGCCGCGGCGGGCCAGACCGCGGCGCTGGTCGAGGCGGCCAACCGGCCCCCGATCGTGTGCGAGGCGGACATCGTCGGCGCATGCGGCACCTGCGGGCGCCGAGTTTGATCCTGGATTGACGGATTCGCAGCCGTGAACGTGCTCTCGGATGAGGTGAAAACCTTCATCGTCCAGCAGCTTGCGTGCTTCGACCCGCCCTCGGTGGTGGTGAAGGCGGTCAAGGCCGAGTTCAACGAGACCGTCTCCCCGCAGCAGGTCGAGTCCTACAATCCGGAGCGCCGGGCGGGCCAGAACCTCGGCGAGCACCTCCGGGAGCTGTTCCGCGTCACGCGCGAGGCCTTCCTCGAGGACACGGCGTCGATCGGCATCTCGCACCGCGTGACCCGCCTCCGAACGCTCCAACGCCTCGCCGATCGCGCCGAGACGCAGGGCAACATCGCCTTGGCCGCCCAGCTCGTCGTCCAGGCGGCGAAGGAGGTCGGCGACGTCTTCACCAACCGCCAGCGGATCGATGCCAATCACACCGTCCGCAGCCACGAGGACGCTCTCGGCGACCTTGAGTGAGCGCGAGCGCGAGATACGCCAGCGCCTCAAGGACGATTTCGAGCACTACGCGCCCCGCTGCCTGCGCATCCGGACGAAGTCGGGCAAGATCGTCCCGTTCACGCTGAACCGGGCGCAGCAGTACATCCACGAGCGCCTCCAGGAGCAGCTCCGCACGTCGGGGAGCGTCCGGGCGTTGATCCTGAAGGGACGGCAGCAGGGCGCCTCGACCTACATCGGCGGCCGGTTCTTCTGGCGCACGACGCACAAGCGCGGCGTCCGGACCTTCATCCTGACGCACCAGGACGATTCCACGGCCGCGCTGTTCGAGATGGTGTCACGCTATCACGAGCACTGCCCGTCGCTGGTGCGCCCGTCTGCCGGCGCGGCGAACGCGAAGGAGCTGCTCTTCGATCGCCTGGACAGCGGCTACAAGGTCGGCACGGCCGGCTCGAAGGCGGTCGGTCGCGGTAACACGCTCCAACTCTTCCACGGCTCGGAGGTCGGGTTCTGGCCGCACGCGCAGAGCCACGCGTCGGGCATCCTGCAGGCCATCGCTGATGAGCCGGGCACCGAGGTGATCCTGGAGAGCACGGCCAACGGCGTCGGGAACTACTTCCACCAGCAGTGGCGCAAGGCTGAGCGTGGGGAGAGCGAGTTTCAGGCGATCTTCGTGCCGTGGTTCTGGCAGGACGAGTATCGGAAGGCCCCGCCGCCCGACTTCACGCTGTCGCCCGACCCGGATGAGCAGGGCGAGTCCGAGGTCGATTACGCGGAGGCCTACGGGCTCGACGCGGAGCAGATGTTCTGGCGGCGCCGGAAGATCGCGGACCTGGGCGAGACCCTGTTCCGGCAGGAATACCCCGCCAACGCGGCCGAGGCTTTCCAGATGGCGAACACGAACGGCCTCATCAGCTCGAAGCTGGTCGTGGCCGCCCGCAAGCGCACCGTGCAGCCCTCGGGCCCCCTCGTCTTCGGGTACGATCCGGCGCACCAGGGAGGCGACCGCCACGCACTGGCCAAGCGCCGCGGCCGCAAGGTGCTCTGGGCCGGCGGCAAGCCCGGTCTGTCGATCCCGGAGAGCGCGAACTACGTCGCGGGCCACATCGACCGGGACGGCCCGATCAAGTGCTTCATTGACGTGACCGGCGGCTACGGCGCCGGCGTCTACGACATCCTGGTGGAGCGTGGGTACGGCCCCGAGGGCCGCAACATCGTCGTGCCGGTGAACTTCGGCGGCGCGCCCCTCCAGCCCGCGCGGGTCTCACCGACCACGGACGAGGAGCTGCCCGGCCCGCTGAACCGCCGCGCCGAGATCTGGCTGAACTCGCTCGACTGGCTGATGGACCCGGCCGGCGTCGATGTGCCGGATGACGACGAGCTGCAGGCAGATGCCTGCTCGACCGGCTACAGCCACAACAGCCGCGGGTACATCCAGCTCTGGTCGAAGGAGAAGATGCGCTCGATGGGCATCCCCTCGCCGGACCTCTGGGACGCGGTCGCTCTGACCTTCGCCGAGCCGGTGATCGAGACCAAGCCTCAGGACTGGGGCACGCCGAGCACCGCCTGGATCTCCTGATCCGCAGCACTGGACCTCTCCATGAAGCTCCGATTCCTCGCACTGGCTGGGATGCTCGCGCTCGCCTGCGCCGCCCCGGCCGAGGCACAGCAGGCGCGCGTCTTCTCCGGCTGCGCCGGCCCGGTGCTGACGTCCGGCGACGGCACCGGGTTCGTCGTCGACGCGATCGGCAAGCTCTGCATCACCACTGGCGGCTCAGCTTCGTTCTCGGTCGCCCGGACGACGGGCATCGGCACGACCGGCGTGCAGGTCTCGGCCGCCGATCCGGCCAACCGCCGCACGGTGTCGAACATCGGTGCCGTGGCCTGCGAGATCATGCCGGCCGCGACCGCTTACGGCACCGGCTACCCGCTGGCGGCCGGGCAAGCCTTCACCTTCGACGACGCCGGCCGGACCAAGGCCGCGATCTTCGTGGCGTGCTCGGCGGCCGGCGGCTCCGTCGCGGTCATGAGCTACTGAGACTGTCGTGCGTGCGCTCGTTGCTCTGTTGCTCGCGTGCGGCCCTGCCCTGGCGGCGGGACCGTCCGGCACGCCGACCGACTTGTCGGCCTACGCCACCCGCGCCCAGATGCCGGCGCCCTGCGGCGCGATCCCGATGGCCGACACGCTGAACGGCTCGGCGGGCTCGGCCAACTGCTACGTCCCGAAGGACGCGTCGCGGCCGACATCGGTCCAGGCGGCGAACGTCCAGACCGACGGGAACGGCGCATGGTCCGTAACCTGGGCGCGCGGCTTCACCTCGTCGGCTCCGGTGGTGAACCCGCTGCCGGTGAACACCGGGTCGCTCCCGATCCTGTGCAACGTGGCAGCGCGTTCCGCCACGGCCGCCTCGGGGAAGTGCTGGCAGTCCACCTCGACGACGCTGCCCGGCGCCCTGGCGTCGCTCGCCGGGCTGTTGGTGAGCCCCTTCGCCACCCCGGCCGCGAATGCCGCCGTGATGGTGATCACGCGCGAGCCGACGCAGTAGAACCGCTTGACCCGACGGGCGAACACCGTCAGAGAGCTATCGCCGCGAGACGTGCGGGCGCTGCCCCGTCTCGTTGTCACCCTCTACAATCTGCAGGATCCTCGATGGCGCGCACCGATGCGGTCAGCGACAGCGATCTGCTGCGCCTGATCGACGAGGAAATCGCCGGCGGCGTGTCGTTCGACAACGACCTGACCGCGAACGGCGAGCGTCGCACCGGCTCGGCCAAGGGCGACCGCGAGACCGCGCTGGAGTACTTCGACGGCGTCGTGCGGGATCTGCCGGCCGAGAAGGGCCGATCCCAGGTCGTGTCCCGCGACGTGTCCGACATCATCGGGACCATGCTGCCCGGCCTGATGCGGGTCTTCGACGGCTCGGACCGCGTCGCGGTCTACAGCCCGGCCCGCCCCGGCGATGAGAAGAGCGCCGACCAGGCCACGGACTACGTGAACCATGTCTGGGCGAATGACTGCGACGGGTACCTGATCCTGCTGACCTGGATCATGGATGCCCTCCAGGTCCGCAACGGCATCGTTAAGGCCTACTGGGATCCGACGCCGGAGACCGAGACCGAGGAGTTCACGGGGCTCTCCGACGAGCAGCTCGTGATCCTGTTCGATGATCCGGACGTCGAGGTGGTCGGCTACGCCGAGCGTCCGCAGATGGTCCAGGATCCGGCCACGGGCCAGTCGGTGCCGCTGCCGCTGCACGATGTGAAGATCCGCCGCCGCACCTCGTCCGGCCGGCTGGTGATCGAGAACGTGCCCCCGGAGGACTTCGGCATCTCGCGCCGGGGGAAGTCGGTCGACACGGCCCGGTGCGTCTGGCACCGCACGAAGCTCACCCGGTCCGACCTGCTCAAGCAGGGCTACAAGCGCGACCTGGTGTGGTCGCTGCCGGCCTCCGATGGTGCGCCGTCCGAGACGGTCGACCGCGAGCAGGATGCCGGTGTCGGCGCCGAGGGCTCGGGCGCGAACACCGAGATCGACATCGTCGAGGCCTACGTCTTCGCGGACTGCGATGGCGACGGCATCGCGGAATCCAGGAAGGTCGTCACGGCCGGCGGGGCGGGCGGGCGCAAGCTCCTCAAGAACGAGGAGTGGAGCGACGATCGCCCGTTCGCGGACCTGACCCCGCAGGTGGTCCCGCATCGCTGGATGGGCCGCTCCATCGCCGACGACGTGATGGACCTGATGCGGGTGAAGACCTCGCTCTGGCGCGGCGTCCTCGACAACACGTACGCGCAGAACCGGCCGCAGCGCGAGGCCGTCCAGGACGACATCATCAACCCGGACGAGGTGCTGAACCCGACCTTCGGCGGCGTTATCCGGGTGAAGAAGGCCGGCGCGGTCCGGGACGTCGTCACCCCGCAGATCGCCGACAAGATCCTCGTCGCGATCCAGGCGGTGGACGGCATCGCCCAGCGCCGCACCGGCGTGTCGGGCGCCACCGCCTCGCTCGACGCGACCGCCCTGGAGCCGCAGACGGCCACGGCCGAGCAACTGGAGCACGATGCCAGCTATGCCCGCGTCGAGCTGATCGCCCGGAACATGGCGAAGCTCGGCGTGAAGAAGCTGTTCTCGAAGATCCTGCGCATCATCGTGCGCAATCAGGACCGGCCGCGGACGATCCGGCTCCGGGACCAGTGGGTGGAGTTCGACCCGCGCGCCTGGAATGCGTCGATGGACGTCGAGGTCAACATCGGCATGGGCACCGGCTCGCGCGAGCGGGACCTGACGATGCTGGCCGGTGTCGCGGCCCGGCAGGAGAAGATCATCGAGCAGCTCGGCCCGGACAACCCGGTCGTGACGCCGTCGATGTACGTGAAGACCCTGCACAAGATGGTCGAGGCGTCCGGGCTGAAGGCGCCCGAGACCTACTTCGCCGACGTGTCGGACGAGGACTTCGCGAAGTGGATGGCGAGCCGTCCGCAACAGCAGGATCCCCGCGCGCAGGCCGAGGTCGCGAAGATCCAGGCCCAGGTCCAGGGTGACCAGCAGAAGATCGCCGCGCAGGTACAGGGCGACCGCACCCGAGCCGAGGCGCACATCCAGATCGAGCGCGAGCGCATGGTCTCGGAAGAGGCGCTGGAGCGTGACCGGCTGGAGCGCGACTTCGCCCTGCGCCGCGAGGAGATGGGCCTCGAGGCGCAACTCAAGGGCACAGAGATCCTGGCCGGGATGCACTCGCCGGCCCAGACCGACATTCCGAGGCAGGGATGAGCGACCGCGATCCCGCCTCCCGCGCGCTGCGTGCGCAGGCCCTCCTCGCCGACGAGACCTTCGTCGAGGCGCTGGGTGAGATCGAGGCCGGTGCCGTCGACGCCCTCGCCCGCGCCAACGTGGCCGACCCGGCCGCGCTGATCGAACACACGGCCCTCCTTCAGGCCGTCAGAGCCGTCCGCCGGCACGTCGAGTCCATCGTGACCAACGCCGCGCTGAGCGACCGCCCCGGGCCCTCCTTCGCCTGAGGGCGGGGCCATCCACCTCTGAAAGTTGACCGATGAGCGATGCCAACACCTCGGCCCCGGCCGAGACTGGTGAACTCGACATGTCCGCAGCCGCGGACCTTGTTCCCGACGACGCGTTCGAGCTGCTCGAGGACTCCGCCGAGGAGCACCCCGAGGGTGGCGAAGAGCCCGCCGCAGAAGAGGCCCCCACCGAGGAAGAGCCGGAGGGCGATCTGCCCCCCGAGCCGACCGAGGAGGAGCCGACGGTCGAACCCGAGCAGCCCGAGCCCACCGCCGAGGGACCGCAGACCGTCGTCATCGACGGGAAGGCGATACCCCTCCAGGAAGTGCAGAACGGCTACCTCCGCCAGGCCGATTACACGCGCAAGACCCAGGAGGTGGCGGCCGAGCGCCAAGCCCTCCAGGCCGAGCGCACCACCGTCACGAACGACCGCCAGCAGCTCGCGTCGATCCTCGACCTCGCCACCGACATCGTGAAGGCCCACCTCCCCCCGGAGCCGGACCCCGCGCTGATCGACACGGACGTGGTCGGCTACATGCAGCAGGATCGCGCCTACAAGGCCGCGATGGCCGAGCTCCAGAAGCTCGCCGACGCACGCAAGACCGCCAACGCCGGCTCCGACCAGGAGCGGCAGGCCGCGGACGAGCAGGCCCAGACGGCGCAACGCGAGGCGCTCGCCACCGAGTATCGGACGCTCCAGTCCAAGGTTCCGGAACTCCGGACGCCCGAGGGGCACAAGGCCTTCTTCGCGAAGGCCGAGGCCGCAGGCGCGCACTACGGGCTCAGCCCGGAGGACGTGCGGGGCATCCAGGATCACCGGGCCCTCCTGGTGCTGTCCGACGCTGCGAAGTGGCGAGAGCTGCAGGCGAAGAAGCCCGCCGCCGTCCAGCGCGCGCAGGCCGCTCCTCCGATCCGGGCCGCCGCGAGGCAGGCCCCGGGCACCCGGAGCGCGGATGCGGTCGCATCGGCCCGGGCTCGGCTCGAGCGCGACGGGTCCATCGAGGCAGCCGCCGAACTCCTCGACGACAGCCTCTTCTCCTGACCCGAGCCGTCCGTTCGCCTGAGGGGCGCCGGCGGATCATCTCTCCGAGGACATCATGACCCAGGTTGCGGGCACCCTCGATACCTACGTCCAGAAGGGCCAGCGCGAGGACCTCCAGGACGCGATCTACAACATCTCCAAGGCCGACACGCCGTTCATCTCGAACATCGGGCGCGGCAAGGCCAAGGCGGTGAAGCACGAGTGGCAGACCGACGCCCTGGCGCCGGCCGACACGACCAACGCGCAGCTGGAAGGCGACGAGTTCTCCTACACCCAGCGCGCTGGCACCATCCGCGTCGGCAACGTCTGCCAGATCAGCCGCAAGCCGATCATCGTCTCGGGCACCGCGGAGGCCGTCGACAAGGCGGGCCGCAAGTCCGAGGTGAAGTACCAGAGCCTGAAGGCCGGTAAGGAGCTGAAGAAGGACGAGGAGGCCATCCTCCTGTCCGCGCAGGCCTCCAACGCCGGCGGCTCGACCTCGAACGGGGGCACCAACACCCCGCGCAAGCTCGGCGGCTTCCCGTCCTGGCTCGTGACGAACGTCTCCCGCGGTGCCGGTGGCGCCAACGGCGGCTTCAATCAGGGCACCGGGCAGGTGGTCGCTCCGACCGCCGGAACGGCGCGGGCCTTCGCCGAGAGCCAGGTGAAGGACATCCAGCAGTCCTGCTACACGGCCGGCGGCAATCCCTCGATGCTGATGATGCCGGTCGCCTACAAGCGCCAGTTCTCGGCCTTCCCGGGCATCGCCCAGCAGCGCCGCGACACGGGCAACAAGGCGGCGACCATCGTGGCCGCCGCGGACGTCTACGTCGGCGACTTCGGTCCGCTGTCCGCGGTGCCGAACCGCCAGTTCGTGGCCAACCGCGTGCTGATGATCGACCCCTCCATGGTGAAGCTCGCGTGGCTGCGCCCGATGCAGGTCGTGAAGCCGGCCCAGACCGGCGACGCCACCAAGCGGATGCTCCTCACGGAGTACACCCTGGAGGTCTCGAACGAGGCCGCCCACGGCACGATCGAGGACCTGACCTGATCCTCGGCTGACAGCCTGAGACGACCCTGAGCGGGGCGCCCTCACCGGCGCCCCGTTCGCTTTTCCGCACCCCTCGAACCCGGAGGCCAGCGTGGCCGATACCTCGAACCCGACCGCGGCCAAGCCGGCCGACAAGCCCGCCGCCGCCCCGGCGCCCACCGTCATCGTCCTGATGGAGCGCGATTACTGGCCGAAGGGCCCGCGCCCGGCCGACCTGCCGGAGGATCAGGAGTACCGCGTTCGCGCCGGCGAGAGCGCCGAGCTGGGCGTGGACGAGGCCATGGACGTCGTCGAGGCCGGCATCGGCCGCCGCGACCGCGCGAAGGTCGCCTGATGCAGTCCGCCGCGACCTCCGCCGTCGTGGCGGAATCCGACCTCGTGTTCGACGGCGACTGGTGCCTGATCGACCACGATCCGCTGACCGGTAAGCAGGTCTGGGCCCTCGACGAGGGCGGCAAGCTGCGCATCCGTGAGGTGATGCCGGTCGACGAGATCCTAGCTGAGAACGCCACGCTCCAGGTCGAGAACCTGAACCGGCCGTTCGGCGACATGGCGCTCGTCGCCCGCGTGCCGATGCACATCTGGTCGAACCGGCTGGCGCCGGCGATCGTGCAGCAGGATCGCGCTTACCTGTCGCGCTGGCTCAACGACAGCAACCACGCCCGCTTCCGCACCCGCGCGGGCCGGATCTGATCCGATGGCCGGCTTCGACAATCTCGACGACCTCACCGGCACGCTCGAAGACTACCTGGAGCGTGCCGATCTGCGGTCCCGGATCCCGACGTTCATCCGTCTGGCCGAGGTCCGTCTCGATCGGCGGCTGAACCTCGCGGACAACGAGACGGCCCTGTCGCTGGCGCTCGTAGATGGCGCCGCGCCCCTCCCGGACGATTACCGGGCGTGGCGTTCGCTCACCGGCCCCTGTGGCGAGCGGCTGGACTACATGCCGCCCCACGCCTCCGCGTCGCTCTTCCGTGACCCGCTACTGCCCTACGGCGGGACCGGCTTCGCGGCGGGCGTGTTCACGATCCTCGGGTCGATCCCGCTGGACGATGTGCCGGACTCCACCGACGCGTGGCAGTTCGGGCTCGACAACGCCTTCCTCCGCGTGCGGCCGGCCTCGTTCGGCTCGGTGAACCTCGTCTACCGGCAGGGCATCCCGCCGCTCAGCGACCGCCGGCCGTCGAACTGGCTGCTGGCCAAGAACCCCGACCTCTACCTCTACGCCGCCCTGCTGGAGGCCGAGCCGTTCCTGCGCAACGACACGCGCATGGTGACGTGGCGGGCCATGCTGGAGGCCGGCATTTCGGACCTGAAGGACCTCGACCGCGACGCGCGCTGGGGCCGGTCCCGGATGCGCAGCACCGAGCCGACCCCCTGAGGCGCTGATGGCCGCACCGATCACCGATCTGGCGAGCCTCCAGGCCGCCGTGCTGGACTACATCGCCCGCCCCGACCTCGTGGACGCGGTGCCGGGCTTCATCGCGTTGGCCGAGAGCCACTTCAACGCGATCCTGCGCGCGCGCGAGATGGAGGCGGAGGTGAGCGGCGGCACCGCCGCGACGCCTGTCGCCGCGATGGACCTTCCCACCGACTTCATCGAGTGGCTGGCCGTGTCGTGGGTCGGCTCCGGACGCACGGCGCGCCCGACCTTCGCCGAGGCCGACAGCCCCGAGGCGCGCTTCCGGCACCGTCCCGGCGGCGACCCGCAGTACTTCACGATCCGCGCCGGCAAGGTGCGCATGGTGCCGGAGAAGCCCGGCGTGGTGACGCTGGCCTATTACGCCGCGATCCCGCCGCTGACCTCCGACGCGCCGAAGAACTGGCTGCTGGCCAAGGCGCCGGACGCCTACCTCTACGCCGTCCTGGCGGAGGCCTACCTGTTCCAGAAGGATCCGGCCGCGGTCCAGGCGCACACCGGCCTGATGCTCCAGGTCCTGGCCGCGCTCGGCATCAAGGCCGACACGGCGAAGGTGGCCAAGCGCACCGGCCGCCCGGCCGAGCTCCAGGCCTCGACGCAGGCCGTGGCGCGGCCCGAGTAGCATGGACCCGATCAAGCTGGCGCCGTTCGCGCCCGACACGGCCTCCGTCGACGCATCGGTCTCGGCGGTCGCCACCAACGTGGTGCCGCGCTCCGACGGGTACGGCCCGGTTCTGGCGCCGGTGCCGCTGTCGCTCGCCCTGCCGGCGGAGTGCCGCGGCGCGATCGCGGTGTTCTCCCCGACCTACAACTTCCCGATCTACGTCGCGGGTACCTCGAAGGGACTGTTCGTCTACCGGACGACGGATCAGGCGTGGCACGAGGTGACGAACCCGAACACGCCCTACAGCGTGCCGCCCGGGGACTACTGGTCCTTCGCGGTCTACGGCACCCTGCTGCTCGCCTGCTCGGCCGGCACCCCGGTGCAGAAGGCGACCATCGACGTCGTCCAGGCCGGCACACAGCCGTTCACGGATCTCCTCGGCAACCCGCCCCGGGCCCGGCATATGGGCGTCGTCGGCGACTTCCTCGTGCTCGCCGGCCTGCCGGACAAGCCGCAGTCGGTCCGCTGGTCGGACAGCGGTGACATCGAGCAGTGGGGCCTCGGCCTCGACGGTCACGAGGCCGACGAGCAGCAGCTCCCCGACGGCGGCGCCGTGACCGGCTTCGCGGGCGGCGAGTACGGCGTGATCTTCCAGGAGCGGGCGATCCGGCGCATGACGCTGAGCCCGGATTCCGGCAACATCTTCGACTGCTCCGTCCTCGAGGAGAACCGCGGCGCGGTGGCGCCCTGGTGCATCGCCAAGGTCGGGCCGCGCATCTTCTTCCTCGACCGGGACGGCTTCTATGCCCTCGTGATCGGCGGCGGCCCCTCGCAGCCGATCGGCGCCGAGCGCGTGAACCGGTTCTTCCAGGGGCGGGTCGATCCGGAGCGGGTCGGCATGACGGTGGCGTTCCGCGACCCGACCGGTGAGCGGATCCTGTTCGCCTACCGGCTCGCCGGCACCGACGCCGCGGACCCGTCGCTCCTGGGCGAGGCGCTGCTGTACGACTGGCTGCTCGACCGCTGGTCGTTCCTCAACACCCCGATCCGCTTCGGTATGTCGGCGGCCACGCCGGACACCTCGGTCGACAGCATCGAAGGGTCGATCGACGATCCGGTCCAGCCCTCGCTCGACGACCCGATGTACCAGGGCGGCGCGACGCTGCTCGCGGTGATGACGACCGACAACCGGCTGGCGGTGCTCGATGGCGCCCCGCTGGAGGCGGTGGTGCAGACCCCCGACGCCATGCTGGCGCGGCCGAACCGGGCCTTCCTGCGTGGGGCCCGGCTGGACACGGATGCCGATGACTGGCGCGTGGCCATCGGCGTCCGGGAGAGCCTCGCCGCCTCCGCGCCGGTGCGCTGGCTGCCGGAGACCGCCCCGACCGTGGAGCGGATCGCGCCGACCCGCGCGTCGGGCCGCTATCACCGCGCCCGGGTGCGGATCCCGGCCGGCACGACCTGGTCCTACGTCTCGGCGATCGAGCCGGACGCGACGGCGGAGGGCTCGCGATGAACGTCCCCGGCCGGAACGAGAAGGACCTGTCGCTCTTCAGCCGCGCGATTGACGACCTCGCGCGCGGCGCCACCAACGCGATCGCGTCGAGCACCTTCACCCTGGCCAACGGCGTCTCGCGCACCGTCGTGCCCTGCGAGAACTGTGGCCCGGGCGCCCTGCCGCGCTGGGTGCCGATCACGGAATCCGCGTCGAAGGCGCAGCTCTGGCTCGTCTCGGCCGACCGCCGCAGCTTCACCGTGGGGCACGATCTGAACTCGGCCACGGACCGCACCTTCCGCTTCGAGATGCGCCGGGCCTGATGCGCCTCCAGCCCCTGTTGATGCCGCTCGCGCCTGACCTCGCCGAGCACGTCGAGGCATGCCTGGGCGCCGCCTGCGCCCTGCCCCGCTGCGACCTGACCGTGCCTAGCCTGCTCGCGGCCTGCGCGGCCGGGCAGGCGCAGCTCGTCGGGATCTTCGAGGGCGATCGGTTCGTAGCGGCGGGCGTGACGCAGGTCCGCCAGCACCGCGGCGGCCGGCTGTCCTGTTGGGTGCTGTCGCTCGGTGGCCGCGCGGCCGGCCCGTGGGGCACCGTCATCGCGGCCGTCGAGCGCGGCGCGGCCCGGCTCGGCTGCACCACCGTCGAGTTCGTCGGCCGCCGCGGCTGGGCCCGCGTGCTGCCGGACTACACCGCCGCGCCCTGTGAGCTCGGCCACCACTTCACCAAGCGCATCGGGGCCTGACATGGGCGGCGGTACCAAGACCCAGACCACGGTCCAGCAGCAGAACAACGACCCGTGGGCGCCGGCACAGCCCGCGCTCCAGGGCGTGCTCTCCGGTGCGACCGCGGCGTACAACTCGGGCGTCGGCTCGCAGGTCTACGGCGGCCAGCGCTATGCCGGCCTCGGGGATGTCTCGCTCGATGCGCTGAACAGCATCGCCGGCAGCGCCAGCGCGGGCCAGGGCGCGGCCAAGGCCGGCGACAGCTACCTGACTGGCCTACTCCAGAACGGCGGCACGACCTCCGGCATCCAGTCCGCGCTCTCCGGCCTCGACAGCATCGGGAAGATCGACACGTCCCGGGTTTCGTCGCTCGCCGACCAGATGGCCGACCCGAACAACCTCGCCTACTCGACGGCGCGGGCGCTCACCCGGGGCGACTATAACCTCTCGACCGACGGCTACACCGGCCTGCTCAACAGCCTGTCCGGCCAGACGCAGACGGAGAAGTCGCTGCAGGATGCCGCCGACGGCAAGTTCCTGGGCGGGGCGAACCCGTACCTCGACGCGGTGATCGGCCGGAGCCAGGGCGAGGCGGCATCGCAGATCGCGCAGCGTATGGGCGCGGCGGGCCGCAGCGGCTCGGGCCGCTACGCGGCGACGATCGCCGACACCCTCGGCGGGATCGCCACGCAGGCGCGGTACACGGACTACGATAACGAGCGCACCCGACAGGCGCAGGCGGCCACGGCGATCGACAGCTCGCGCAACGCCCGGACCAGCCTCCAGCAGGGGCTCTACGGGTCGATCAATAACGCCGAGCAGGTCAACGCCGGCCTCGCGCTATCCGGGGCCGGGCTCTACAACGACACGAACACGACGGCGCTCGGCGGCGCGACCGCACTGGCCGGTCTGGATAACCAGAACATCCAGAACGAGATGTCGAAGTCGAGCCTGAAGCTGTCCGCAGCGCAGGCGGACAGGGCCGCGGCGCTCCAGGGCCTCGGCATGGTCGGGACGAACATCGACAACCTCCAGCGCCCGGGACTGACCCTGGCCGGTGTCGGTGCCGCCCTCGATGCCGACCGCCAGCAGCAGCTCGACACTGCCCAGCAGGTCTTCGACGAGCAGCAGGCGTCGCCCTGGAAGCAGCTCGGCCTCTACTCGGGCCTGGTCAACCCGATCGCGGGTCTCGGCTCGCAGACCAGCGGCACGACCGTCCAGAAGATCCCGCAGCCGGGCGTGCTGCAGTCGCTGTTCGGCGCCGGCCTCGCCAGCGCGAACGTCGCGTCGAAGTTCATGGGCAAGTAGGAGCGAGCCGTGGCCGCAGGCATTATCCCGTTCGGCGCCCTACCGCAGTTCGCCGGCCTTTCGCCGGACGATCTCGCCCGCGTCGCTCGTTCGCAGCAGCCGACCGTCCCCTCTCCAGTAGATGGGCTGTTGTTCGACCGGTCCGGCCTGGGCGGCCAGGGTGGCTTCTCCGGGACGTCGGGAACCATCGTGCCGCCGGCTGCCACCGCCCAGCCGGAGCCCGAGACCGGCGCGCCCGCCGCGCGCGCCATGCCGACGCCCCCGGTTCGCCCGCTGACTTTTGGCAGGCTGCCGACTGCGGCTCCCGCGGCGCCGGATACCCCTGTGGCCCCGGTGGCCCCTGCGTCCCCGGCGACGACTGGAACCGCTCCGGCCGCTTCGTCCAGCACAGCATCAGCCGCAGCACCGTCCGCCGCGGATCCCTCGTTCCTCGACAGGATCGGCGACGGCCTGCGCAACCTCAACTCCAATGGCGGCGGCGATCTGCTGATGTCGATCGGCATGGGGCTGATGTCGACGCCGGGCTGGGGGCGTGGCGTCGCTGCCGGGCTGAAGAACTACCAGGATAACGAGGGGAAGCGCGCCGCTTCCGACCTCGCCAGAGCCGAGTTCGGCCTGAAGGTCCGGAAGGATGCGCAGGAGCAGCGCCAACTCTCCGGGAACGCCCAGTACGTTGCGAGCAAGATCCCCGGCATCAGCCCGGAGCAGGCGCTCACCCTAGGCGGCAACAGCGCCTTCATGAACGAGCTGTTCAAGGGCGTGCTGCCGCCGACGGAGCTGTACAAGCAGTACACCGACGCTGACGGCAACCGGTGGAACCGGAACGAGCGGACTGGCCAGGAAACCATCGCGCTCAAGAAGGACGACGACAAGACCGTGACCCCGGTCCCCGAGGCCGACCGGGTGGCGCTTGGCCTGCCTGCGGGCTCCTACCAGAAGGACGCCAACGGCAAGATCAGCCCCATCAACGCGACCGGCACCACGATCAACATGGGCGCCGAGAAGGCGCAGGACGCGACCGTGGGCAAGGCGTACGGCGACTATCAGGTCGACCTAGCCACCAAGGGCCGGAACGCCGGCAACACCCTCAACAGCCTCGCGCTGATGGAGCAGGCGGCCCGCAACCCGAACTTCTACTCCGGCACGGGCGCGGAGACGGTGAAGCGGGCCAATCAGTTCCTCGTCGCCATGGGCGTGAAGGACGCGAACTACACCAAGCCCACCGAGGTATTCGACGCCCTCTCCAACAAGGTCGTGCTCGACGGTCTCGGCGGCTCGCTCGGCCCGGGCATCTCGAACACCGACCGCGACTATATCGGCCGCACCGCGCCGACGCTGGCCCAGAGCCAGGCCGGCAACCTCGAACTCATCGCGATCGCCCGCTCTCTCGCGCAGCGGCAGCAGGCGGTGTCGAAGCTGGCCCGGGACTATGCCGCGAACAACGGCGGTCGCCTGGATTCCGGCTTCGATCAGAAGCTTGAGGAGTATGCCGGCGCCAACCCGCTGTTCCCGGCGGCGCAGGCCGCGGCGACGCAGCGGTCCGACGGCGCCACCGGCGCGAGTGGGCCCGGCGGCATCGCGGCCCCGCGCTCCCAGGCCGATTTCGATGCCCTGCCGAAGGGGGCGATGTACGTCGACCCCTCCGATGGCCGCCGCTACCGGAAGAACTGATCCATGGCCGGACCCCGCTTCAGCGGCACCCTCGTCGAGGACGATGCGGCACCGGCTCCGGCCGGCCCGCGGTTCTCGGGCACGCTCGTCGAGGACGATGCGCCCGCGTCGGCAGAGGGCGGCCGCGCGCACGGTGCCCTCAACGCCTTCGCCCGCGGCGTCGTGAACGGTCTGCCCATCGTCGGCCCGTACGCACTGGCCGGGATCGATCGCGCCGACGCGGCGGTGCGCGCTGTCCAGAACGACTCCCGCTACTCCGACGAGGTCGACGGGGCGAAGCGCTACGGCGCCGAGGTCGCGGCCGAGCACCCGATCGCCGAGACGGCGGGCGGGATCGGCGGCGGCATCGTCGGCACCGCGCCCCTCGTCCTGGCCGCGCCGGCCGCGTTCGGGGCGGGGGCCGGTGGCCTCATGGCCCGTTCGGCGGCCTCGGCCTTTTCTGGTGGCATCCTCGGCACGGCGGATGCCGCCGTTCGTAGTGGCGGTGATGCCAAGGAGACGCTGAAGGGCGGTGTCGCGGGCGCAACCCTTGGTGCTGCCGCCCCCGGTCTCGGGCAAGCAGTTGGCGCCGGCGCCCGCAAGATCGCCGAGGCTGTGGGCATGCGTGCGGTCCCGTCCGCTGGCATGGGCGCACCGGCCATGGAGAAGCTGGCGGCCGACACCTCCAACGCCGGCGGGACCGGCGCGGTGCGGGTGCGCTTGGGCGAGCTCGGCCCCGAGGCGATGTTGCTCGACGCCTCGCCTTCGTTCGAGGGCCGTGCGCAGGGCCTCGCCGTGTTGCCCGACACCCGGGAAGCCATCGTCGACCCGCTGCGCCAGCGTGCGGCGGGTGCAAATGCCCGGCTCGCTGCCGATGTTGATCAGCATCTCGGCCCGACAATGGACCCGGCCGCTTTTGCTGCCGAGTGGCAGAACGCCTATCGCGAGGCCGTGCCGCCTCTTTATCAGCAGGCGCTCGGTCAGCCCGTCCAGGTCGACACGTCCCCCGTGCTGGAGACGATTGGGCGCATGGGCGCGCAAGAGAAGGGCGGTGCCGAGCTGGCGCTTCGCCGCGCTTGGGGGCTGCTCCACGCCGAGCAGGAGGTGCCGGGTCTCGGCCGTGCGGTTGTGCCGGACCGGCGCCCCGAGGCGCTGCACAACGCAAAGGAAGCGCTGGACTCGATGATCGCGCACGTCCAGGCGCAGCAGGGCTCGGCCGCCGCGAGCGAGTTGCGCGCTCTGTCAGCCGTGCGCTCGGGCGTGAACGATGCCCTCGAAGCGCAGGTGCCAGGTTACGCCGAGGCGAACCGGACGGCGCAGCATTTCTTCCAGCAGCGCGACGCTTTCGACGCCGGGCAGCGCCTGCTCAACGGGGGTCGCGAGGCGGCCCGCCCCGCCCAGGTCGCCGCCGACACCGCGGCCATGACGCCGGAGGTGCAGCAGGCCCAGCGTCTCGGCCTACGCACGGAGGTCGACCGCCTCGTCGGCACGCAGCTCAACGACCGGCTGGCACTCCGGAAGGCGCTGATGGGCGAGGGAGACTACAACCGCGCCCGGATGGGGACCGTATTCGGTGAGGAGCCGACCGCGGGCATGGCGGCGGCCGTCGACCGTGAGGCTGCGTTCGACGCGACACACCAGAACATCGTGCGGAATTCGCAGACAGCGCAGCGGACGGCAGCCGCGGCTGACCTCGCGCCCCGCGACGTGCGCCCGTCGGCGTCCGATGCCGTGCCGGCTGTTGCCGCCGCGGTTGGCGGCGTCCAGGCGGGCCTCGCCGCGCAGGCTGCGAAGCTCGGCATCAAGGGCGCACAGGCTGGCCTCAACGCCGCTGGCCGGGCCCGCGACATCGCCCGCAACAAGGAACTTGCTGAGGCGCTGACTCGCCGCCAGGGCGAGCAGCTCGACGCCCTGCTGGAGGCAATCGGGGCCCGGCAGGCCGCGGAGCGGATGGCGAGTGGCGTTGGGCGCGCGGCGCAGATCGGGACGACGGCCGCGACGGTCTCGCAGGCTGATCGGGCGCGGGCTTACGTGCCGTTCGGGTTCTTGCCCGCCGTACGGTGACCACGCCACGCGTAGAGGCCGCACCCAGCCATTAGCACCAGGAAGATCGCCCAGGACGCGAACCCGCCGAAGCGATCCCAGGCCCAGTCCACCGCACCCGGCACGGTCGCGTTAACGACCCACGAGACCCCCGCCATGGCGGCGGCGAACAGGACGAGGGTCAGCAGGATCTCGGGCCAGCGGCGCATCAGCGGATCGCCTCGCAGCGGCCGCTGATAACGGTTGTTAGACCAACGCGGAAAAACGTCACATTAGTCTCCGATTTCCAGGCGCGAACGCGAATGAAGTCGGTGATCATCCTGCTGGGTGACAATCCCGGACTAGCGACAAAATCACTACTGTCGCCTCCCTGCTGGACAATGTGCCATTGAGCAACGCCGAGAGGTCCACGGATGGTGCCGGCATCGGTATCAACGATGAGCGTACCTAGGGCGTCGCGGGCTGGGCGATCATCTGGGTAGCTGCCGAGCCTTCCATCCTCACCCAACCGCCGGACATCCTCCGCCACGCACCTATAGAGAGCTCCCGCTTCCGCCGCATGGACCCACATGGAGCACCATGTCGCTGCTGCCTGCGCGATCATCCATAGCGTGAAGGAAAGCCAACGGGGCATACAGCTACCTATTCGCTCGTAAAACCTGCGCAAACCCAGCCAATTGCCCAGCAGAGGCCATATAGCGCAAGCGCCAGCATCGAAGACATAAACAATCCCGAGCCGAACAATCTGGCAAATATATTAGGAAAGCTTGGTCTGTCTGTGCCGAAGCTGCCATATAGATCTTGATTTGATATATAGTATGCCTTACCGGGGCATCCAACGTCAGTTGTGTAAAAACCGTTATTGCCCTGGGATGTTGTCAGTCCTTTATTGATCTTTTCTAGCAGGCAAGATGTCTGATCGTACTTACTGGTTGCGAAATCGCCCTCATTATAACCCCAAAATGTAGAAGCTATGACGCCGGCCGCAAACACCGGCACTGATATAAGGAGGCCAATCCGCTTGGCGCCCCTGATCAGACGCTGACCCAAATTCAACGGCGCGCTCATCGTCTCTGTTGCCTGCTATGCGCCATTGTCCCCTCGTCGCGGCCATCAACCTACGCGCGTGTCCGGCGCGCTGAATATGACGTGCCAGCCACACACTTGACCCGACGGGCGAACCGCGGGAATAAGCCACCGTCCGCAGCGCTGCGCGCCGGACCCTGAAAGCCGCTCCGCAAGGGCGGCTTTTCGCGTTTCAGGACCTCCCGACATGCCGACTGCCGCAGACCGCGACGCGCTGATCGCCAGCGCGCAGCGCATCGGCGCGGATCCGCTCGACCTTGCGACCGTGATGTCGTTCGAGAGCGGGTTCAGCCCTTCGATCCGGGGCGGCTCGGGCAACCGGCACATCGGCCTGATCCAGTTCGGGCCGACCGAGCAGCAGCAGTACGGCGCGAGCCAGGACCAGAGCTTCGCCGACCAGCTTCCCGCCGTCGAGCGCTACCTGACCGACCGTGGCTTCAAGCCCGGCATGGGGATGCTCGACCTCTACTCGACGGTGAACGCTGGCCGACCCGGGCTCTATGACCGGAGCGACACGGCGAACGGCGGCACGCCCGGCACCGTCGCCGACAAGGTCAACGGCCAGATGGCCGGCCACCGAGCGAAGGCCGCCGCCTTCCTCGGCGGGGCGTTCTCGCCCGGCTCGGCTGCGCCCCGCGGCGCGTTCGGTCTGTCCGGACCGGTCGCGGCCGGCACCGACGGTTCGGTGACCCCCGCGGGCGGCGCCGCGATGCAGTCGCCTGAGGCGGACCGCACCCTCCAGGTCGCCTCGCTCCTCCGGACGCTCACCGCCGCCGATGCGCCGGCCGCCTCGCCGGTGGCCCAGGCCGCCGCGGCACCCGCGCAGGCTCCGGTCCAGATGCAGCCGGCTCGCCGGCAGGCCCCCGCCTTCGACGCGCAGCGCTTCTTCGCGCTGCTGCCCGGCACCAAGACCCGCTAACCCGAGGACGGCTCTATGCCCGGCGCCATCAACTGGGACGTCGCGCCCTCGGGCAACGACGTCTCGGATCCCCCGATCATCTTCAACGAGGGGCAGCCGGCCAAGACCATCAACGACGCCATGCGCGCGCTGATGGCCTCCATGAAGCTCTGGATGCTCGACAACGCGGGCGTGAACCAGGCCTACGGCTCGGACGCCTACACGGTCATCACCCAGCAGGGCGTCTCGGCGAAAGCTGCGGCCACGGCGCACACGCTCAAGTTCCGGACCACGACCACCAACCTCAACCCCTGCACCCTGGCTGCGGACGGGAACGCACCGAAGCCGTGGCTGCGTTGGGACGGGACGCAGTTCGGGCCCGGCGACATCGGACAGAACGTCGTCTGGTCGGTGGTCTACGACCCCGACGCGAAGGTCTACCGGACCCTTTCGCCCACCACCGAGCAGGCCGGGGCGATCAAGGCCTTCGGCGGCCCCAACGTCCCCTCCGGCTGGGAGATCTGCGACGGCCGGCCGGTCTCGCGCACCAGCTATGCCGCCCTGCTCGCCGCGATCAGCACGTTCTGGGGCAACGGCGACGGCTTCACGACCTTCAACCTGCCGGACCTGCGCGGGCGGTCGCTGTTCGGCGCGAACCGCGGGCTGAACCTGCTCTCGGGTGCGGGCGGGCTCGTCGGCTCGCTCGGCTACCTCGGCGGCGGCGAGGTGGTGGCGATGCTGCCGAACCAGATGCCGCGGCACATGCACACCTCGACCATGTCGCCGGCCGGTGCCTTCTCGCCGAACATCCAGTCCGCCGGTGCGCACAACCACGGCGGCACGAACATCGACGGCGCCCACGACCACACCGGGTCGACGAACGTCACCGGCAACCACGCCCACGTCGGGACGACCGACATCAGCGGCGACCACGCCCACGTGGTCCAGTACGGCTACGGGCTGGTGAGCACCGCCACGCCGAACAACGCGCAGGTCGTCACCGGCATCAACTTGGGCTCGCAGGGCAACGGCCAGACCACCCAGAGCGGCCCGCACGTACACACGTTCACAACCGTCGCGACCGGCAACCACGCGCACAGCTTCGGCACCGATCCGGGCGGCACGCACAGCCACGGCATCCAGCTCGACGGCAGCCACACCCACACGATCGATCCGACCCCGGCCCACACCCACACGCTGGTGATCGACACGGCCGGCTCGGGCGACCCGCACCCGAACGTCCCGCCGGGCGCGGTGGTGACGTGGGCGATCAAGACCTGAGGACCGGATGAGCGCCTTCGACTGGAAGACCGACCCGACCCAGAACGGTCAGGCCGATCCCGCCGTGCCGGCCGTGGCCGGGACCACGGCGCGCCTGTTCCCCGATGCGGCGCGCGGGATCATGGCTGGCGTGGCCATGCTGGTCGCGGATCAGGGTGGCGCGCTCGTCTCGACAGGGGCCGGTGACGTCTTCGAGGTGCAGACCACCTCCGGGCTGAAGCCGGCTCCCGGCGTGATGATCGGCTTCTTCGCGGACCGCGACTGCATCGCCGAACCGGCCCTCGCGGTCGACGGCTACGGACCCGCCCCGTGGCGGGATTCCTCCGGCGTCGAACTGGCGCCGGGCGCGGTGCGGAAGGGCGAGTTCCAGCTCGTGGTCTGGGACGAGGCGATCATGCCCGCATCGCCCGGATGGCGGAAGGTCAATCCAGGCCCGACCGATCTCGCCGTGCTGAACGTGAACGTGCTCCTGCAGGCGCTCACCGCGATCCTGCCGAACACGCCCCCGCCCGGGAAGGGCAAGCCCTGGTTCAACGGCGTCTCGATCGCCTTCACGACGGCGGACTGACATGGGTGCTTTCGACTGGTCGACGCAGGCCGTGCAGAACGCCACGGCCGACGCCGACGTGCCTGCGCGCGACGGGACATCGGCCCGCGACCTCCCCGCCCTCGTCCGGGACCTCATGGCGGCGCAGGCCGCGGTGCTGGCTGACCAGGGCGGCGCCATCGTCACCGGCGGCCTGGCCAACGCGTACCTCGCGCGCACCGCCTCGGGCGTGCCCCGGATCCGCCCAGGCATCGCGATCCTCATCCAGGCCGATCGGGACAACACCGGCTCGCCGACGCTGAACGTCGACAGCATGGGCGCCCGCCCTTGGCGGCACTTCGACGGCTCCGCCCCGCCGCCCGGCCGTATCCAGGCCGGCGCCTTCTACCTCGTCGTGGCCTCTGGGAACGCCTGGGTCAGCGACTTCGGCGGCATCGACGAGGGCCAGGCCGAGGACATCGCCATCACCGCAGCCCTCATCTTCGGCGGGATCTGACATGAAGCTGCCCCCCATCCTCACGGGCATCGTCCTCGATCCCGTCGCCGGTACGCTGGACTTCTCCGCGCTCGGTGCCGGCTTCGATCCGCGCACCGTGCTCGCCGTCCTGCACGAGCCGACCAACCGGTTCATCTTCGCGAAGGGCCGCTCCGGGCTCGGCTACGCGTCGATCGCCGGCTCGGTGATGACGCTGGCGGCCAACACCACCGGCCTCGCGACGGGCCCCCTCACCGGGTTTCGCGACGACGGTGCGCTGATCGCGACCGACGCGCGCCTCGAGGCGTGCCGCGCGCTGCTGGCCACCGCCAACGCTACGCTCTCGAACATCGCGACCGGCCTGGGCACGCCGTCGGACGTCGCGCCCGGATCCGACGCAGCGACCGGCTCGCTCATCGCCAAGGTGACGCGCCTTCTCGGGACGCAGACCGGCATCGCGACCGTCCTCGCCGCGATCCGCGATCGCCTTCCGGCCGCGCTGGTCGGCGGTCGGCTCTCGGTCGACGGGTCCGGCGTCGTGCAGCCGGTCACGGTCGGCAATTTCCCTGCGACGCAGCCCGTCTCCGGCACCGTCAGCCTCGGGGCCGGCGCGGCGCAGATCGGCACCATCGGGAACGCCTTCGCGCTCGACGCGACGTTGCAGGGGGTGGCGACCTCGAACGCGGCCATCAGCACGGCGACGGGCGCGCCGACCGATGTCGCGACGGCCGGCGGTACCAGCACCAGCATCATCGGTGCCCTGCGTGCCATCCGTGACAAGCTGCTCGGCACCTTGACCGTCAGCGGCACGGTGACCTCGAACCAGGGTGCGGCAGGCGCCGCCGCCTGGAAGGTGGACGGATCCGGCGTGACTCAGCCGATCTCGGCGGCCGCCCTGCCGCTGCCGGCGGGTGCCGCAACGGATGCGCTTCTGGGTACGGTCAACACCTCCATCACCGGCCTCTCCACCGCGACCGGAACGACGGCGGACGCCGCCACGGCGTCGGGTGCGAACACGAGCGTGATCGGCGCGCTTCGGGCGATCCGCGACCGGCTTCTGGGCACCCTGACCTCCGCCCCGGCCGATGCGCCGGCGGCCACCGCCTTCAGCTTCACCGCGGTTGGCAGCACCGCATGGATCGACACCACCGGGTACGCGTACCTCGACGTCGACCTGTCGTCGTTCGGCTCGGGCAACTCCGTGGTCGTGCAGTACCAGGGCTCCGGCGGCGCGGCGAACACGGCGGTCACCCTCTTCCCGGGCAATCTGCCGACCGGCGGACTGCTCGCCTTCCAGGCCGTGCCGTCCAGCGGACTGACGCGCGTTCCGGTCCAGGGGAAGCTGATGCGGCTTTCAGTGGCGATCTACGGCTCCGGGACCGTGGCCGGCACGCTGACGCTGCGCGCGAACGGATGGTCACCGAACGCCGCCTACGTCACGGGCGGCCAGGTCAATGCGACCCTGGGCTCGGTGTCATCCCCCTACGCGGTCGCGACCACGACGCTCTCCACGAGCGCTCAGCAGATCGTCGCCGCGGGCAGCCTGACCAACCAGCGCACGATCAAGAACACCGACGCCTCGATCACGATCTACCTCGGGCCGAGCGGCGTGACCGCCAGCAACGGGTACCCGCTCAAGCCCGGCGAGACGATCACCTTCGACGCCCGGAACACCTCCGCAGCGCTCTTCGCGGTCGCCGCCAGCGGCACGCCGGTGGTCTCGGCCATCGGGTTCTGACGCGTCTCGCGCTCCCTACTCTTCGCCGCTGGTCGAGCTCTTCCCGAGGTTCAATATGTTCGACCCCACCCAGGCGCGTCGGTACGGCTCGCCGCTGATGTTCCGGCCGGAGATGGACCGGATCGTCCTCCACGGTCCCGGCTCCGAGGGCCCGGTCGAGGGGATGAGCGTGGCGGCCTCCTCCGCCAATCAGGCCCCCGCTCCCCTGCCGATGCCGCGGCTGCTCAAGGGCATCCCGCGCGACAAGCCGCTGTCGCCGTTCTGGTGGATCGACCCTGCGCGCGAATGGGGCATCCGCAACGGTGTCGATGTCGCCGACACCCGCCCCATGCTGCAGTCGGCTCTCGATGCCGGCGAGGACCTGGATCTCGGCTCCGGCGGCAGGTTCTGGCTCTCCGACAAGCTGACGTACAAGCGGCAGTGCCAGCAGATCCTCGGCTCGCGCCCGTTCTCGTACGAGTTCCAGTATCGTTACGGCGCGTCCCTGTGCGTGGCGAGCGGCCGGGCGGGCTATCCGAGCTTCAATCTGGGAGCATCGTCGGTCGTTGAGCAGACCCACGAGTGCTCGCTCTCCAGCGTCGGCATCTCCTTCTGGCATCCCGGCTCCGCGCAGCTCGGCAGGGCGCCGACCCGGGATGATCTGATCCGGTACCCGTGGGCAATCGATCTCACGACCTCGAGCCGCAGCCGTCTGACTGACGTGCAGGTGCAGCGGGCGTGGAATGGCATCAACGGCAACAGCAACGCCACCGGCAAGAACGGCGGCGCCTGGAACTGGCGCGATCTCGAACTCGGGTGCTTCAACGAGATTTACCACATCGGCTGCACCGGCACCGACTTCGTCACGATCGACAACGTCCGGGGATGGGTTTTCGGCATCGGCGGAACCGAGTTCGAGACGATCTACAACACGTACAGCCCGTTCGCGACGATCGAAGGCGTTGATGGCGGCGCCATCACGCGCTCAACTTTCTGGCGTTCGCGGCTGATCTACAACAATATCAGCAACCTCGGCCTGCATCTCGGCGACATGTTCTTCGATGGTGGCGCCAATGGTGGCCCCAACATCGACTTCGTCGGCGGCCAAGCGACGCTCTCCTCTCTGCGCATCAACACGGATGCCCAGTCGATCGGCATGCATGTCGGCGGCGGCAAGCCGACGATCGGCGTGCTCTCGATTACGGGCGTGGGCCAGAAGACGCCGGCGAACCCGCTGATCTTGGTCGATGGCGCCGCCGGCGTGCTGCAGGCGGCAGTCACGCGGATGGAAGCCTTCAACGACAACTCCCACGTGCCCGACAACCGCTGCCAGACCATCTTCGCGCTGTGCAGCGCTGGGGAGATGAACCTGGGCGAAACCCGGATTGGCGGCATCAGCAACGTCACCCGGACGCAGCCGGTGATCTGGCAGAAGGGATCCGGCGGGCGGCTCAGCGTCACAAACCTGCGCCCGGATGATGCGGGGACGGGCTCGGGCACGCTTCTGCAAATCGATGCTGACACTCAGCACAACATCCTCGGCGTACAAAAGACTGGCTGGAACGTCGCTCTGCCGGCCATTCAGAACGTCGGTAATTATATCGGCATCAAGTAATCATTCTGCTTGCTTTAACTGCCAGTAAGTAGCTCGCCGCCCTCCTCAATCTCTGGATTGCTTGATGACCCTGCGCTTCCTGGCGCGGGCCGCCCTCGCGTGCCTCGTGTTCTCGGGATCGGCTCCGTGCGCCCTGGCCGAGACCGCCTCTTGGTACGGCCCGGGCTTCCACGGGCGCCGAGCCGCCGACGGCTCGCGCTTCGACCAGGATGCGCTCACCGCCGCGCATAAGACCCTGCGGTTCGGGACCCGGGTGCGGGTGACCTGCGCCGCCACCGGCCGCTCGGTCGTCGTGCGCATCACGGACCGCGGCCCGTTCGTCGCCGGCCGAGCGATCGACCTCTCGCGCGGCGCGGCCCGGGCCATCGGCCTGTCGGGCGTCGGCCGCGTCCACCTCGCCATCCTCGGCTGACCCGGAGACCACTATGGACGTCTCGCCCATCGGACGCGCCGCCCTCGAGGGGCGGGAAGGCACCCGGCTGACCGCCTACAAGGATTCCGTCGGCGTCTGGACGATCGGCACCGGGATCACGACCGCCTCCGGGCTGATCAAGGTCGTGCCGGGCCTCACGATCACGCCGCTCCAGTCCGACGCGCTCTTCGCCGCCGCGCTGGAGAAGTACGCCGCCCCGGTCCGCGCCGCCCTGGCCAAGCCGGTCCCGCAGCCGTTCTTCGACGCCTGCGTGAGCCTCGCCTACAACATCGGGCCGGTCGGCTTCGCGCACTCGACCGTGGTCCGCCGCGCCAATGCCGGCGACCTCGCGGGTGCCGTCGAGGCGTTCCTGATGTGGAACAAGCCGGCCGCGATCATCTCGCGCCGGCAGGGCGAGCACGACCAGGCCGCCCTCGCCTCCTACGATGGCGTCAAGGTCTACGCGCGCCGCGGCGACCGCTCGCCTGTGAAGGCGATGGCCGGCACGCTGCCGGCTCCGGCAACCGCACCCGACCCGCTTGCGCCGATGACAGCGGCCAAGCCGACGGTCGCCGCGCCGGTCCCGGCCGCCCAGCCCGGCTTCTGGGCGCGTCTCCACGCTCTGCTCTCCCGGAAGGACAAGGTGGCCTGACATGCATCGCGCCCGCTTCCGCCGGGTCCGCCTCGGCATCCTGCGTTGGTACGCTGCCGCGCGCGGGTACCGGATCTACGCGCTCGCCCTGGTGCTCGCCGTGCCCGACATCCTCGACGCGCTGGCCGGCGTCGACTTCACCGTGCTGCTGCCGCCGGGCTGGGGCGCGAAGTCCGCCTCCATCCTCGCCATCGCGCGCGTCGTGCTGGGCATCGTGATCCGGCGCCTCGCAATGGTCGGCCCGCCCCCGGCCGCCGGAGGGCCGCGCTGATGCCAGCTCTCCTCGCCATGGCCGGCAGCCTCCTCGTGAAGCTGTTCGGCTCGGGCATCGTTCAGGCGGTGCTCGCCTATCTGAACAAGCGCTCCGACAACGGGGTGCTGACGAACGCGCAGAACGTGACCGGGGACGTCACGTTCGCCCAGGCGCAGCTCACCGCTTACGTCGAGGAACGGAAGGTGGTCGCGCAGGAGCGCGCCGAGCAGCACCTCTCGCCCTGGACGGCCTGGATGATCCCGACAGCGTTCGGGCTCTGCATGATCCACTTCGGCGCGATCGTCCTCGACAGCACCTTCCGGTTCAACTGGCAGGTCGCGAAGCTGCCGGCGCCGTACGACGCGATGGAGAACGCCATCGTGCTCTCGGTGATCGGCGTCGCCGGCATCGCCCCGACCGTCCGCCGGATCTTCGGCAAGTAGCCGCTCCCTCCTGAGACCCGCGCCATGTCCGACGAGAAGCCCCGCCGCGCCCGCCGGCCGGCCGTGCCGCGCAAGGGACTGGACCTAATTGGCGAGGGCCTCGACCGTCGCGTTCCACCCCCGATTCCCCCTGGTCTCGGCGAGGGCCTCCTCGAGCGAGCGAGCCGAGAAGACGACCCCATGCACAATCCGCAGATCGAAGGCCTGCTCGGCAGGCTGCTGGAGCGCTCAGACGCCAACGGGCGCCAGCTCGACGACGTGCAGAAGAAGATGAGCCGCATCGACGAGCGGCTAGAGGGTGTCGCCTACCGCCGGGACATCGAGACCTTCATGCACCGCGACGAGATCGAGCGCCGGATCGACAAGGCCGTCGAGGGCGCGAAGGCTGAGGCGAAGGAAGGGCTCGGCGAGGTTCGGAAGGACGTCGGGAAGCTCCAGAGCCTCGTGGTCTGGGGCAGCGGTGGCATCATCACCGCGTTCGGCGGCCTGCTGCTTAAGCTGATCTATTCGAGCGCGCACATCCCGATCTGAACGCCACTCCACATCCTACCTCACACCCTCCGGCGCCCTGGCTTCGGCCGGGGCGCCTTTTGTCGTTTCCGATATTCATAGTTGTAACTAGGCAGAGCTGGAAAATTGCTTTTGATTAATCCTCATATCGCGATAAGTCCGGCCTCTTTTTTGGATAAATTATCTCTTTTACAGTATCAAAATTCTTATCGACAACGTCGTAAAATCCCCGTGGGCCCTTGCGAGTAAGAACACCAGCATCGACCATCCGCTTCAGATGCGATCTAAATGTTGCCGGCTTAAGGCCTGGATCGACATCAATCAGTGCCTTAAATATTTCGGCAGATTTGAGTGGCGATCCGGATTTTTCAATCGTCTGCCTAACTATGCTCTGGAAGGATAATCTTGCGACGCTGTTTTTCCTGAGCCCTCGAATGGGTTGGGACGGCCCCTTTTCCAAGCCGATAAGAAGCCGTTCCACGAGCTCGATCTCAGCAGATACTGCTACTGCCTTCTGCCGCAACCTTTTCAAGCGCGTGGCGAGCTGCTTCCGAACCGCGGCGTCCGCTTGCATGTTGCGTTCCTAGTTTTTTGCAACGTTGGAAAAGACCATGCAAACTCAATCATGTCAAAGGCTTAGCCCCCTTGCAAAAGAGTTGCGAATGTGATACTTGCATCAAGCGCTATCGCGCTTGATGCAAACTTCTCGTGTGCGTTAGCGTGCAAGTTTTGCAACTTTCGTGGCAAGCTCCGGCTTTCTCAGGTTCCATAGGAGGGCCGCATGACGCACGCGTATCGCGACGACCCTCAGGGGTCGATTGAGGATTTTATCAGAGGTCGATTTGGTGCTGTTGAAATCAGGTCCATTCAGGTGGACGAAGATTTTGACCGCGACGGGCTGCCGGTTTTCAATATAACCATCATGGTTGAAGGCACCCCTTCCGAAATCGCCCGTAAAGAGCCCCCTGGTTTCTTGTCAAAACTTAGGGCGCACGTCGAAGACGTTTACCACGCGTTTCCTGTGGTTCGCTTTCGTTCGGCCGGCTTCCAGGGAGCCTAGCTTTGCCCAATGCGACACTTCAGACCGCTCAGTATCTTACTGATCGGCCTGGAGGAAGTACGCGCGAAGATCTGTGCGCCGCAATAAGCACAACCTATTACGCGGTCTTCGAGGCCCTCGCGAAGCTTACAGCTGATCTAATAGTTGGGCAGCCCGGACCCGACAGAGCTGAGCGCGCTTGGCGTCACGTTTATCGTGCCAACGATCACACGCGCATAGCCACAAAGTGCGCGCAGAAACATCTACAGCGGTTCCCACAAACGATAGTAGATTTCTGCGAGTTCTTTCTACAAATACAATATAAACGTCATCAGAGCGACTACGAATTTGGCTATTGCCCCGAGCGAACAGAAGTTCTTATCGACATACAGCGTGCAGAAAATCAGATTGACCGGTTGGTTGCTTTCGAGGAAAAGCATCTGAGGGCGTTTTGCGTATTTATCCTCTTCGAAAAGCATCGGCACGAGGAGCAGCCAAAACAAATTAATCGCAATCCATAGCAGCTCTGCGATTATCCTAATATTTTATCTCGCGTATATTTTAATTGGGTGGCGTACTTTCACGTACGCTCTACATAGATCATTAACTTGGCCCCACTATGGGCGCGGTTCATGTCAGAACTCCCGAACGCCGTCGCCTCCTGGCGCGACCAGATCGAGCGCCTGTCCGAGCACGTCTCGCCGTGCCGGTATCTGACGCCGACTCGCTGGGCGGCGATGCGGGCGAACGCGCTGGCCTTCATCGACCAGCACGGCGCCGAGGCACACCGGCTCGGCTGGACAGCGGAGCAGTTGTTCGGCGTCCATCCGGAGCACGGCTTCCTGCGCGTCGAGTATGCCGGTGCCCTGATGGTCAACGACAGCAAGGTCGTCGGCGTGGAGCCGCACCGGATCGTGTTCGACCGGTTCAGCGGCTACCGGACGAAGCCTGGGCAAACCTGGGGACCGCCGGTCTGGGAGATCGCGGCCAAGGGGCGCGGCTGATCGCGCCTGTGATCTGCGAGGATGTCGGGGGCAAGCCCGTTGTGAGCCGGCGCAGGATGTTGCGCCGGGCAAGCCATTAACACGTCGCGCCTTTTCCGAGAGCAAAGTGCCGGTATGTCCATTTACGTACCGAGCCGACCATGCATTTCGAGATCCGCTCCACCGGCCGCCACCTCTGGACTTGGGTGCTGCTCGACGCGACCCACCTGACGGTGATGGAATCAGATCGGACATTCCCGTCAGAGGCGCAGGCGTCGGCCGCGGCGCTGGCCTTCTCGAAGCTGGTGACCCGGGCCGGCAAGACCCTGACCGGCGGCCCGGTGGGCGGCCTGCTCTAGCCCAGGGGCACCGGGCCGCCGCGTCGCCGCTCATCCTCATCCTGGGCTGCGTGCAGCTTCTTCGTGGCGATGAGCATGTCGAGCCACGCGATGGCCTTCTCGTGGGCTTCCATGGCGCGAACATCGCCGAGGCACTGCGCCAGCTCCCATCGATGCCAGGAGCGCACGTCGGATAGCGCCTGCAGGTAGCCCTTCTGCTCGTCGGTCATGATCCGCCCGCGATCGCGTCCGTCAGCGCCCGGGCGATCACCTTCGCGGCTTCGATGCCCTCCGCCGGTGAGACCCGATGCGTCTGGATCCGCCGCTCTCGGTCCTCGGACACGTAGATGTAGGCCGCGACCCGGTCGCCCGAATCCATCACCTTCACGGCCTCATCGAGCTGCACGATGCGCAGCGGCAGGGAGAGGCCGAATGGGTTGGTCGGTTGCTCAGCCATGCCGCTATGCCGACGCCGAGGCCAGCAGGCACCTGCGGGCGCTCTCCAGCCGATCCTCGTCGGATCGCTCCGGCATGTCAGCGGCGATCCTCATAACGATCTGCCGCGTGGCCGCCTCGTCGAGGCCGAGCCCGCGCGCAAATCCATCCAGCCGCCGCATCATGTACTGGATGGCGGCGCGTTCATGCGCGGATGCGGAATCGTCGCTCACCGCTTCCTCGATCGGTTCGTCGCCGGCTCGGCCACCAGAAGCGCGGGTTCACGAGGACCATCAGCGCCAGGACGTACAGGCCTACGCCTGCCCATGCGCCAAGCCTGAAGGCCTCGAAGCCGATGGCCACCCCACCCGCGAGGATCGCGAGCATCCATCCGAGAGCTGTCGGGTTCATCCTCGCTCATCCCTTCACCGGGTGCGCCAGCAGGATCGCGGTCCGGACCATGTTGCGCTTCCAGGCTGGCTTGTCGGTGGTGAGCGCCTCGGCCGCGCGGGTGTTCGTCCGCAGCGTCTCGACGAGGTCGAGGGTCCAGCCTTTCGAGAGCGGGTATGATTCGGTCGCCAGATCCGCGAGCACCGCGTCGACCGCGGCGTCGATCTCCTGGTCGGTGACCTCGGCGGCCTTGCGCAGCTCGGAGACGGTCGGCGGTTCCTTGGCCAT